CTAGCGAGCCTGCAACTGGCAGATCTCACCATTGATCAGCCACGCAGCCGGGAACGAGCATTGCAGAGACACCCATGCACTCACATTGCCACTATATAACGTTATACTCCCGCTGATTTCAACGTCGACTCGTGCCACTGTACCTGCCCCCGTCAAACATTGAAAAATTTGCCGCTCTTTTGGGCGCATACTCTCCGGCAAAACGGCAATCACGCCCGATGTTGCCGCCGACTTTATTAACCCCGTGAGCGTCACAATGCCGCTCGCTAGATTCGCCGTGAGCGGAGTGTATCCATTTCCATACACGCTCCATCCTGAATTCAGAGCTGGGAATACCGTTTGCATCAGCGGATTTTGCAGATACATCAGCTCAGCAATACTTGGCTCATTGCCGTTGCACTCGTCGATACGCGGATTAAAAATGTGCTGTGACGTACCTTCTATAAAAACACATTAATAAAAACAAATACTTAATAAGTATTTGTAACAACAAAACACATTACAGCAATCACTTCTTTATCCTCAAAGACTCCATATTAATCTCCAGTATTTTCTTACGATGAGTCACCTTATCGTGATAATCCATATAACGAAGAAAAGACGAAACTAGAAAACCAGCCAGAGCCACAACTAAGCCGCCTACACCGATCAAGACAGTCCATTCATCAACACTATAACCCCATATTTGTTGCGCCTGTGCTACTGCAGCACTGCCAATAGACATTGTGCTACCCAGCTTTGTAGAAACATCCGATATGATTTGCATTTTATTATCCATTTTATGAGCAGACCCTATAGCGTCACTCATCAAGCACCACCAAGTTTAGCCACGTCAGGCGGTATGCGCTCTTTAAGTTCTGGCTTCCCCTCAAACTCCGCATCCAAGGAATCCAACAACGAATCAAACACACTGATCACTGCATCTTTGGCACGTTGCAATTGTGTCCTGCGCTGTTTATAAGCAGTAAACTGGAACTGGCAGTTTGACTGCTGATCTTTATCAGCTAAGGTTCTCTTTAACGCATCAGCCAAACCTGTTAATGCTTGCTCAACTTCGATACTCATCGATAAATACCTTAATTCAATACTGTCTTAGTAAAATATTTGCGAATAATAACAACTGCTACACCACCTAGCGCCTGCATACTAGCTGATATTGCAGCGACTGTTTCAGTGTCAGCGTCATAGCCAAATAAAGCAATCAAGCTAACGATGCCTGTTACAGCCCAGCTAACACCCAAGTGAATTAACTTAGATTTTATCCAAGGCTTACTGAATGGCTCTGTTTGCACAGGCACTGCTGGCTTGATTGAGTGTTCCACAGAAATGGGCGGCTGACTTACTCTTGACCAATCCTCAGGCACTTGGTAGTGGACTCGATTAGCAACCCAGCCATAAGTAAATGCTTCCTGTGAAGGATTGTGCTCACTGATATTAACAAAGGCCGCGCCTCGCATGGATACTAATGCTTTTAATAAAACATCAATCCCCTCACCACCCCGCTTAGCAAGAAATCCACGTAAAGCGCCCAACGTTTCACCGCCAATCACCCCATCCAGCTTCACGTCAGAGTAGTGTGTTCCATTGCTGTTCATAACATTTAAGGCACGTTGCAATAAATCACCGGCCCGTCCTGGCCCCATGTGCACAGCAATATCAAACAACTCATGAGCTAGCTGTGCTGAAAAGCTCAGTAATTGATCACCCTGAATAACCGACCAAAAATCAGACTCATAGATTTCAATAGCTTCTTCCAAGCTAATGTTTTCTGGACGCTTACCATGCCGAGAGGCGGTGGCGGCGGTGATTCCAAAATTAGTGGCTTTGCCACGATCAGCAGGATGATTGACATAGCGCCCCTCATCATTAATAACCTTCAGAATGATCTGACGACGGAGTGCCGCAAAATCCATAATACTCCCCTGATGATTTGAGTTTAAAACCTTGCCAAACTGCAAGATCAAATGAGCCAATGCACGACAGTATTCTTGTGCTGAGCTGTAAACGGGTAATAAGCGCACTGCGGACTGAAAACCCACAAGATCGAAGTCGACTAGGTTAATACCGGACTGAGGCTGTTGGCGCTGATCATCGACATGATCAAAACCATCCTGAGGATCAATAATTTCGCCTACAGGCGCATACGTAGCCCCATTCGCAAAGTTCAATACCCAAATATTTCCCCCCCCGCAAAACCGGGCAGGACGTAGTAGCACAGGCACAAGCTGCCCACTAGATTCGCGGTTATTACTAATCCAACCCGACAAAAGGCCTGAAAGTGATATTTGGTGCATAGAATGAGTGTCGATTACATTATTTGTGATTAACACCTGCTCTAATAACCCATCTCCCGCAAAGACCCCTTGCAACATCCCTAGTCCACCATCAATTCTGCAATGGTGCACACCCGCATTGATCAAGCGAGCGCCAGCAAACTGGCTACGCCAACCGAGGCTGTTATCTTCAGGAATAAGCTGAATCGCGTCACGATGAGGCTGTTGCTGAATGACAGCAAGCGCCGCATCATCAATCACACAGTATTGAACCGTACAATCTCTGCTTGCCTGTAAACGAATACCATCCTCAGTGCCTTCCAACGCGATATGCAAATCACGCGCAGCCTGACCCGCGCCTATTAAATAATGGGCGGTTTTTTGAATTTCACTGGAAAGGTGCGCATTGTTAAACATGCACATAGCATGCTCATGCTAATAAGCATGAGCTAGGCAAGCATGGCTTTTAATTGATTACAACTGCAAGTAGTTATTGGAGTTCTTTACTTTGAAAAAGCACAAGAAAATATGACTTAATTCGCACGCTCCGCTGTCACCGATGTGATATAAGCGCCAGCTACCGAATGCTGAGCTGACTTAATACTCAGCTCCAAACCAACAAATTCAGGATGGAACCCATCGCCTAGTTTTATCTTAGTACCTGACAGTAGACGATTATCACCAATAGCCGTACTAAAACTAGCTTCTATCGTGCCACGAGCCAACTCTTTCAATTTCGCCTCACAACGACTTTTTGCCAAAGCAGCCGTGGCAACCTTCTCCCTAATTTGAAAATTTGATTTACTCACAATCGCACTGCCCGGCATTAGGGTCGCGACAGCCTTCCCAGATGCGCCAGTGGTCACGTCATACCATTCGCAGCTAACCGACTGATAACGAGGCCGTGCACGCGGATGGATCTGATAACCGGGTTGCAAATCGGACTCACGAATCAATATCATAGGCATTGACTGTCCCGATGCATTCAAACCATTGCCGCGCTCAACCACGACTAAAGAGCCATATGATGGTTTGATCATGCCGTCATGTGGGGTTACCAAGCGCGTTAGCAAATTCAGATCACTCTCATCCGTTTGCAACACCGTCGGATAAGATATAGCAGCCAGCCGTGGACTAATAGCAGGTATCAACTGATGCTCACGTGCAATCTGTTGCGCAATAGCACCCAAGCTTTTCTCATTCCAAGCACGGGTTTTAGGCTCTTTTAACGACTCCTTCATATCAGCTGCTCGACACTCCACCGTCATTAGGTGAGGACGCCCCATCAAGCGTGCATCATTCACTAAGAACAAACCCATAAAAGCTAATTGCCCTTGATAACCCAACCACAGCTTGAGCGGGGCATCAGCATCAGGAATTGGAATACGAAGATCTCGATTATCTAACGTCAACGATAAAGTGTCAGATTCAAGCCCTTCGTTGTCAGACAGGTTTAGGCTGACCAATCGATCATTGACAATGCTGCTGACATCACGCCCACCAATTTCAATTTTATAAGCACGTTCCATTAATTCCAGATCCGCAAATAGTCAACTGCTGGCTGGGTTGTCATGATATCTGGCAGCACAATCCGCACGCCGGCGGGGTACACTGGGTCAAGCAAACACAAACCATCATTAGCTTGTAAGACCACCTCAGTTGTACCCCGCGCTGTGCCGTAATAACGATGGCAGATTTTATCCAGTACATCACCCTCACGAGTCATATAAATCAACGCCGCCATGACCATGCTCCATCTTGGCCATCCAAGCCATAAAAACTAATTTTCAGTGAAAACTGAATCTTGCGTGGATCAGAATTCGGCCATAATGCCTGCCTATCTTCGTTTACATCATCCATCGTCCAAAGCCCCAGTACGTTCGCCCAATTTCCAGACTCTCTGCTCCCGAAGCTAATCAATGTGAGTGGACGCATCTCATTCGCTTGTGCACGCAAATCATCAAAGACCCATGCATTTGGCAAATCACAAGGATAAGTAACCCCTTGCAAACTTACTGTTTCCAAACCAATACTAACGGGCTGCCGAGCAGGCCGTCTCCCATTACGATCGACACTTTGCCAGTTATAACTCATTCCATGCACGACACTCGTGGGCACAATCGTTTTACTGGAAAATAGAAACTTACCTAAGCTATACATCACTGCCATTCAGTCAATACCCCGGCGCATCATATAAAGCATTATGATTAAATCGCTGGCTATCCCGGATCATTCGCTCCAACCGTTGAACCAAGACCTCTTGGCTTTCACCAGCCTGCTGAACTACTTGTATGGTGTAATTAAAATGCTGCGTCATCGGCGATGCCCCTGTTGTGGCAGGCGCTGCTTGGAAAGTTGTCAATCCTTGAACCAATCTGTGTGATAAGTCACTTTCAAAGCCAGCATTCATTGTTTCTAAGGGTGTAACCAAACCGCTTTCACGCCCCATCATTAAAAACTCTCGCCCTGCTACATTTAGCAATTCAGGCATACCTAGCTCATTCACCTCATACAACTGCCCTGACTGTACCGGCCCACCGTAAGCACGTTTACCCGCTAAGTTCATTGCAAATTCACGATTGAAGCGTGCGGTATTAGTCCCTGCCTCAATCCCAGATGGCAAAGAAGTCCATGTCGGTGATAAAGCAACTCCTACGCCTGCCATTCGCGCGGCATCTCCTGACCTTAAATCCGCTAATAAATCACGCCCTGTTCTCAGCCCATAATCACGCTTGGCAAGCTCCCATGCACCCTTATCCTGATTTTCCGGGCTAAAATCCTTCAGCTTATGTTGCAGCGACATTTCGTCCCAAGTTGACCCTAAGAACTGATAACGCCCAGACGCTGATGAAGTCTTACCCTTATTAGGCCCACTACGAATCGGCACATCTATACGTGGATGATCGCCATATTCACTGAAGCGCTTCCCTCCATAGATCACGTTATAACCGGGTGATTCTGTACCAGCGATAGTATCCAACAAGGCACGAGCTTCAGGGGGCAAGTTCATGTTCACTGCTTGTCCTTGATTCCCCCCTTTATCAGTTTTTGTCTTTCCGGTGAGATAATCTAAAGACTGTGACACTGTGTGTGATACCGCACCAACTCCTGCACCTAAGCCAGGTGCAGCACCCAATATCGCGCCTGGCACCTGTTGCGCGGATGCTAATAAACTCGACCACTGTGTATGCCACTGGCGGAAAAATGCGCCAATTTCTGGGAATAAATCGCCACGAATTGACCAATCACGCTGCTTCCAATCCTTCCACGCTTGCTCGATCCACTCATCAATACGCGGGGAAGGCAAAGCCCAATCTCGTTGTCTCCAATCTAAAATAGCCCGATCAATCCACAACCCAACATAATCGGCGCTCATCCCCGGCCAGCGCTGACTTGAATCCCCTTGCGAAGCTACTAAATCTGATTGACCTAGCCCACCCAGTGGGGTGACAAACCCTGCTGCACCGCCCATCATCAGATACTGCCTACCGAATACATTCAACAGCTCCGGCATGCCCTGCTCATTGACCTCATACATTTTGCCCGGCAATACAGGGCCACCTAAAGCACGCTGACCTGCAACCACAGAGCTACTTGGCTTTTTTTCATCCTTATCACCAAATAGCTTTCGCCCCAAACGTGCACCTGCTTCATAAAAACCAACGTCTAAAACATCAGCGGTAGATTCTAATGCCTGATCCGTTTCACCTTTAAAGAATTGACCTGTTTTGTCCAACAAGGCATCCCATCGTCGTCCAACGGCTTCTATCTTTTTCGCCGAAGTATCAACTGCTGACTGAAAGTCCTCCATGAGCACATCTTTTTTAACGCCTTCAGTTAATGCCCTATCTTTCACTTCCTTGTATTTAGCTTCATTTTGTAAGGCAGCACGTACAAAGCTCATAGCTTGCATATCTTGGAATAATTGCCCCAAAGCGCCTGCTTCAGATAACGTTCCAAGAGCTTTCTGCAACTCATCATCATTTTTAGCTAAACGTATATTTTCCAATTCAGCCTTTGAACCTGCGGACTGCATGTACTGCTTAACAACATTAACCATGCCCTCGATAGGAGAAAAACCTTTGGCGACTTCAGCTTTTAGTAATGCCTGTAAATCCTCACCTTTGACTCCTGCTTTTTTATCACTTTCGGTTAATTTGCGGCCAAGCGCAAAATTTACACCCGCAAAATCTTTGGCAGTATCCGGTGCAGTCAACTTCATTAAAAAGTTGCGCATATTATTTGCAGCCTCATCGTTAGTACCTGCCCCCAAACGCGCAACTTGCAAATACGCAGCCGCTGAAGCCAAGTCTTCCAAGCCCTTCCCGCCTAGGTTCTCAAACATAGAACCCAGATCATTCATCCATTTAGCTTGATCTTTCAGTTCAAATTGTCCCTCCTTCCCCCCAATCGCCATGACATTAATAGCTTTTTTCATGTCTTCAGCAGATACACCGAACTTACGACTGACTGTAAACTGCAGATTGGCCATATCCGTAATATCGGCATTCCAAGCAGAGGCCGCTTGAGCAGCATTGGCGGTGTAGCGCTGAAACTCATTCAGATCAGTGACCCCATTAGCAGCCAGAGTACCCAATGCCTCATTAATCTTTTCTTGCTTTTGGTAGTAATCAATGGACGCATCCCTAGCAAAATCACGTAAAGCCTCCTCTTTATCAGTCTGAGCAAATCCAGCAGTAATCGCCACATCCCGAATCGCTTTTTCATTTTCCGCTGCCGTATTAACCGGAGCTGCGACAAATCGTCCAACCTCATTGACGGTGCTGCCAATAATCCCCATACCTGCTTCAACATTCCGTACAGCCTCCCCTCTTGCACGGCGGCGTTCGGCATCTTGCTGTGCTTGCCGCTCATCTATCGTGCGAGCATTCTCTAACCGATTATAGTCTCTCGTAGTTTGCTCCAGAGCCTCAGAGGCTCTTCTTGCTTCCTCAGCTAAGTTATGCATATTGACGCCAGAACGCTCAAGTGCTTCTTGCTGCTGTTTTAACTTTTTTTTCTGATTTTCCAATGATTGGTTTAGATGCTCAACCTGATCGTCCATCGCTTTAATATCGGCTTTGGTTTGCTCAATATTGGTCTTTGTTTTACGTAATTCTTCTTGATACTGAGAATAAATCGACGTTTGTTCAACTAATGTTTGACCCAAGCCTACAATATTTGATTCAGTCGCCGCCAAACTTTGCTGTAACTTACCCAAACCCTCCGTTGCACCACTAGCTATCTTTTCTGATATTTCCTTGCGTAATTTTTCCGCCTTATCTTTAGCGGAGTTTAAAGCTCGCTCGGTTTTTTTAATGGCCGCCTCAGCATCCCTTGAATTGCGCAACAATTCTTGCTGGCGCTGCAATGATTGACGCAAAGCCTCACTGCGTTCTTGTGCTTTTTTCAGAGCGGCGGTGGTCTTATTAATACCTGCAGTTGACATCTCAAAGCGACTTAACAAAGATTGCTTTTGCTTGAGATCATGCATCTGCTTCCCTGTCTCGGCAAGACGACGATCTGCCAAAGAGAAAACACTGTTAAAGCGTGGATCAACATCACCACTAATTAGGATTTTAAGGGCTTGCTGTGCAGCTTGGCTCATGTTTTAGCCCCATGCAGTTTGTTATAGGCAGTAACAGCACGATTGCGCCAGTCAATCAAATCGTCAAAGCTGGGGCAATGCCGCTCAAAATCAAAGCCACCACCCCAAACCATCATAATATCTACCATCAGGTTACGGCTGTCAGTGACCCCGATGAGCGTCTCTCGGTAAAAAAACGCTTGAAGACCCCAGCGGCTTCAGTCAGTACTGGCAAATCCAAATCATAGACACGATCCCCCAGTGGAGGTGAAGAGCTACGCTTGAGCATCTCCAATACCATTCCAATATCAGCCATCCCTACATCCACTAGATTAATACCCGAACATTCAACTGGTCTTAATTTGCGTAGATACAATTGCTCAATGACCTTGCCGTCTAACTTTAGAGGCGTACCATCATGTAACAAAGGATCAACCAGCCGATAACTATTACTGCCCTCGTAACCTGATACTGTTTTTTCTTTTTGCGTATCAACAACTGGCACTGACATCGGCTCTGATTCTGACATACCTTACCCCTTACAAACCCGCATTAGCACGATGTGGAGCCATCAAATCTACGCCATTGACAATCACAATATGATTATTGCGATCAATCTCATAGATCAAACTACCGCCAATCTCCAGCTTGTAATAGCGGATAGATCCGATCTTAAACGTGCGTTTTTCAAAACGACCCGGTTTAATCTCCGCACCCGGCACTTCGGTAAAAACCCCTTCAATGATCACTTTATAGCTGGTTGCCTCGCAGGTTGGCGTATCAAATGAAGCCATCCCGATCAAGCGCTTGGTTTTACCACTACACAAGCCCACCAGTTTGAGTGCTTCGGGTGAAAAACCAGACAAGCTAATTTCAGCAGTCAATGCATTGAGACCTGTAATCTGCTCTATACCAATGTATGAGTTTTCATCGGCCTCTGTTTTAAAAGCAATCGACGGCTCTTTAAACGTACCACGCCCAACGTAAGTATTATCTGCCAGTGAAAACTGGAGCAGTTTGATAACATCATGCAGCATTTGCAAAAACCTCCTCAACATAGGTTTGATTAATTTTGCGAATTAATTGCACATGCTCAGCAATGCCAAAGCGACCATAGTCGAAGGTAAAGTACGCATGCCCTGCTTCCATTTCATCTGCTGTATTTAAACTTTTATCAAACCAGCATTTACCCCCTGCAATCGCCTGCACCACAGGGCTAGCTAGATGACGCAGATAAGCATTAATATCTTCTGTCACGCCTGCGGCATACATTGGCGTAATCCGCTTATCCACAATGCGTAGGTTAGCCTGTAACAAAGCCTCGCAGACCATATCATCTAAGCGCACATGCGCCCGATAACGCCATATACTGGTAGGATCGGCAGTTCTATTCCCCCACAAGCGGAAACCCTCATCAAAAATGGCCGTCCCCACACCTTTTTCATTGAGCAAATTCGATAGAGTGTTGCGTTTGTCACGGCCATAACCGACTGACTTGGAAATACCATCAATCAATAGCACGGGGGTATTAGAAGAAGAGTCATAATAATTAGTCTTTGACTCAACCACAGACCACGGAATGGACATCGGCACACTTTGTAAGCGAGCAGTCACAGAATCATACATACTCACAAACGGCCAAAGCGGATTAGCACGCTTGTGGGTCAGGCGCTCAGCATAATCCAAGGCCTGAACATAAGTATCTGCTTCACCTGCAGGTGCATCTGCAAACACGATCCCCCGCAAATTTTCACTGACACTAATCAAAGTATCCGTCACTTGCTCAATGTGGGAAAACCACGGCGCAACCAAAATACGCGGCACGATTTTGGCACGTGCAGGCGCATCCAAAAACGCATAAGCCCCTGTGCTAAAACCCATCGTGACATTAGATCCCACCAAATTCGCCAACTGCGTGTCTGCATCTGTTGATGCTTCCACCCGTACCACGACCACCATAGGGGTTGCGATTCGGAACATCAAACGCAATGCCATCGGCAAACTGCCAGTTTCGCCCAGCGCCGTGATATCACTTGCCAGCCCTGGAATCAAAACGGGTGTATTCAGAGGGAACTTATCACTATTAGCCCCCGGCGCTGTACCTAAAATTCCGATGACACCAGCGCGTGGTGTTTCAATAATTGAGTAGCCATTATCGACTCCAATGACCTCAATACCATGCAAAAACTGATCAGACATTTACCTTCTCCTCATTCCGCAAAATCCGTGCCTTATCCTCAGCCGTGAGGCCGATGGACGGTATGGCAATACAAGCATCCAGCACCTGAGAAACCAGCGGGTCGTGCAAATTAATAGATGTTGCTGTATTGATCCAAGCCTTCGCAGCCCGAAACATCCCTAAGAGTAGGATATCTTGCGCAGTTGCAGTACCGGCTGAGAATTTCGCGGATAGTCCGGTTTCAGCGACTTCCATTGCGCCGTAGGTTTGGAAGGTGAGGAGTTCGCGTAAAAATCGTGAGACAGAAACTATACTTGTGTCTACGGGCTGTGACAGGTCATTTGCAGCGGACGCTACCGGAACGTGAGGTACTTGCCATATACCGTTGAGCACACGTTGATCCACGCTAACGCGAGTGAGCACATCTAAACAGCCATCAGGCTGCTCAGTCGCGACAATAAATTCACCTGATTCATTTTCATAAATGGCTTCGCCTGCATTTTGATCTGCTATGGCTGCATGTTGCTGAACTTCAGGCTGACTAGCCCAGTATGTCAATGCACGTGTTTGTTTGTTGATTGCGATAATCATTTATGCCGCCTTGTTCAGTATTAGTGTATAGGCCTGCGCCCCCCAATCCGTGCCATAGTAAGCCGTGCCCGAATAACGAGTTGCCACCGCCGCTGCTGCGTTACTATTTGCCGCTGCTGCATTACTATTCGCCGCCGCCGCGTTATCACGCGCTGCGATTGCTATATTGCGAATATCATCCAGCAAAGCTCGGATTTGCGGGAGTGACCAGACATAGTTGTTACCATGTGTTATTTGATGAACCCATGCTCTAGCTTCGATGGCATGCCAAGCATTGTCACGGGCGGCAACTGCAATATTTATGGTATCTTCCACACGATTGCGAATCGCGACACGCCCATACGTTGCTTCGTCACGAGCACCAACTAGACCGTAATTACCATTCCCCCAGGTATAACTATTAAAGAGTAAATCCATGCGATCTCTTAGCGCGACTCGCCCATAAGCTGGTTCATTGCGAGCACCCACTAATCCATAATTAGCATCATTCCAAACTGAACTCAGTGTGCCCTCCACACTATCCGTATTGGCATGAATCGCGGCTAAGGTGGTTTCTACGGTATCGGTGTAGGCCTTGACGGTCGCTAAATTGCTAATAACCTCGTCCAACTTAGCTTTAAGGACAGCATTGCCCGAGGTACCATTTTCCAACAGGGCTTTAGCACTTTCGGCAGCCGTTTTTGCAGCAGCAGCGGCCGTATTCGCTGCCGTCGCTTGCGCCGCAGCAGTACTCGCATTCGTGCCGACGGCGGTTAGCTTATTATCAGCACTCGCCGCGCTGGTGCGGGCATGGGCCGCATCATCTTCGAGTTGGGTCGGGTCATAGCCCGCCGGGAATAAATCAGCCATTACAACCACTCCCCATTTTTGTAAGTAAAGCGGCGGTTTGCATTCGCGTTATAGCTATGTGTGCCTGCCGGTATATCTTGCACCGGATGACCGAATACAATCGTGGCCGGTTGTGCAGTCATATCGCCATCGCGCACGAACTCCACCCAGTCCCCCTCGTGTAAACCTGCTGAGGGCATCGTCACCTCAGCCCCCGCTGGCAGGAAATAACGGCAATTTTTCGCCAATAGGCCGCCCACCGGCAAAGGTAAAGTATCATCCGCTGCTGCTGCCAGTTGCTGTACGGCGTGCATATCGGCATCAATCTCCGTGATCGCGTCCGCAATGCGAGTCGCATCCTCGGCCATAATATTTTCGGGATGTGGCAAAGGGTAGCCACGGTTTGTAGTATCGTTATTCGGCATCGGTTGTCATTAGCCTCAGTTTTCGGATTTTCGGACGATCAGCCGCCGAGCCAGTGAGCGTTAATCTCACCCGCACTTCGTCACTACTGACCGGAGTTTTTAAATAAGTACGCTCTACCCAGTTATCGCCCACTGGTTCGCCTTCGGTGAGGGGAATCAATGTCCAAATGCCATTGATTTCTAATTCAACGTTGACCACCGACTGGCCGGGCAAGAGCGCTTCAAAACGCAGCACCACACGGGCACTCACCCCACAGGGAATGGCACGGGAAATATAAGTACCGGAATTACGCAGTTTGCCTGCCAACAGTTGCACACCCGGATAGAGCACCGGACTGTTACGTTCAGAGCCTGTTAGCTCCACGCTCAGCGCTTGCTGACCCACCAAAGCAACGGGCAATGACAGCGGTGTACCCTCTTTAAGCGTCAGTGCCCCTACTTTAAAGCTCACTTCCGTACCCCCAGAGGTACGTTCCACCGTGGCTTTTAGGAGCAGATCGGTATAGCCGTTTAAATTCCGACTCCCCAAATTCACTACTTTGGTGGAGGACGCAAATTTGGCCGCCAACAAACGAAACGTCATGTCTGCTAATTGATGAGATGTCCAAGTACTGGCATTCGCAGACGATAACAACACCCCCACCTGATAGGGCTGGGCGGTAATCCACCCGCGCACGGGATCAAGCTTGCCCACTTCGGCCACCGCAATCGCATGCAAGGGATCGTCGGTTAATACCACCAGTGCATATTCCCGATTTGCTTCTAACCACACTGGCTCCCAGCTAATCCGAGTCGCCTCAGTCAGCGATAAAGAGGACGCCGGGATCCGCGCTTGAGCCAAGACCGTGCTGTTGGGTAAGCCCGCTGTGGTTTCACGGATTTGCACCATCAGTGTGAGCGTGCCTTTTTGCTTACACCACAGATCGACTCCTGCTACATGCCGCGCGACGTTCAAGCGAAAGGTTTGAGCTAGGGGGTCAATGGTTTGATTGACATTACTGACATTCGTCACATTCGTGACGTTAGTCACATTGGTAATGTTGGTGATGTCGATGTTAGTAATATCAATATTAGTGATGTCGATGTTGGTAATATCGACATTGGTAATTTCCACCAAATCATTCCAGTTGATAGTGGTATTGGTGGTCACCCGGCGGCGCTCTACTAAACTGACGACGCCCGCGCCGGTATAACTAGCCACTCCATTGACCCGCTCACCCTTTACGGTCACAGCCCGTGTGCCAGCGGGAACATTCGCGGGAATAGTGAATTTACCGCGAATCATGCCATTGCTATCAGCGATTAAAGTCATAGCGACACTACCTCCACCGGAATATTATCAAAGCGGGTTTCAGTCAATCGCTCACCCGGTGCAAAGCCGCTGATACGAATTTCCACCTCACGCACACGCAAGGTTTGTGCTTCCAGCGTTTGTACCCGCGTGATTTCGGTGCGAGTATCCGTCAGCGTGGCGGAGTTGCCCCCCGTGCCGGAACTGATTGTCACGGTTTCAGGTGAAGTCCAATTAGAGGCTTCTTCTGTCCAGAAATCGACCGGAGGAATTAACGTGACCTCCGCTGGAATCGGCTCAAAGGCTTGGTAAGGATTAACCAGCATCATGCCAGTTTGGGCAAGCTGCTCTAACACCGCGTCAAGTGTGTAATCCAAGAGCTTGGGTGTGCCGGTGAGATCAAACACATCAACATCAATCGCCAGTTGCAGCTCACCATTGATCACCGCAGCCGTCTGCTCTAAACCTTGGTCACGCAGATCGTCATCAAGGAAGGGATCCACAAAAATCCCGCGCTTACTGGTCGGCTCTTTCGCAATCGCATCCGTTTTTAAGCGCTCAATCGCCACCAAGTCGTACAGGTCATAGATCCATTCACGCATATTGCGCAAATCATCCATCGCGACCACTTGCACCGAGTCATTCTTAACCGTCGGGCCAGCCATCCAATTCTGATAAATCGTGGCTAGCTTGATTTGTATCGTCGGCGGTGTGGGGACAGGTGCGCGATAGGCGTGAGGTATACCGTTTAATTTACGTACTAGCCCGTGCTTGTCCAAAGTCAGAATATCAATGCGCGGTAACGCCCACTCATAATCGACCAACACCAGCGTGCCCGGTACTGCACCGGCTACACTGAAACCGGTGGTATCCACCCCGCTGGGTTGGACTTTGCGCTGATGCCGATAGGTGACGGTATACGTACTGCCTGGTGCGGGTTCTGCCCCGCTCAGCGTCCAATCGACTAAAGCACCAGTGAGTGTGTAATCAATGCCCGCTTGGTAGGTGGTCGCACCTTGCTTCACGCTACGAATCTCTAATACGGCTGTATCAGGTAATGGATCTCGCACACCGGAATAAGCTCCGTGTGTGAGACTCACGGTTTTTTCTTCGGTGATCTCCAAATCCACTACCCGCACTAAAGGCGCTTGATGGGTATTAATCCGCATCTGCCCATTGGCAGCAGGCGTAAATAAACTGGGTTCACTTTCGACTAATTGCAAGTCGCGATTGAGTGGATATTTCAAGCGTAAGGCATAAGGCAATTCAACTTCATAGCCATTCACATGCGCCTTACCGGCGGCCAGAGAAAACACCTGATGAAGCACAGGCACAGAGTCAATCAGCACCGACTCCTCACCCAAATACGTAAGTGCTAAGCCGTAAACCACATACGAGCCATTCGACTCACGGTCATAACGCGCCACCACTTCATAAATACCGTCAAACTCAGGGGCGGGTCGATTGTCCCTAACCACCCCATCCACCACGGTATAAACACCATAGAAGCCATCACCGCCACCAAAGCCCCACTCTAAGTGGGCTAACAAGCGGGCTGCACCCGGCTCTCCATAGTTGCGCGTATCAGGTGCAGGGTCGCGTAATGCCGGATTTTGTAGTTCGGTTTCTAGGCGTTCGCGCAGAAATACTCCCACCATAACCGTCCCGACAACAGGGATGGTAAAGCTCGCTGCACCCACTTCACGCACGCGGCCACGAATATAGATTTTTCCGGCGGTTAAAGTGGTGTAGCCAGTGTCTTTATTGACATTGATATCCGCACCGGCTACACGATTGCCGTCGCTCAGGATCGAATCACCAATCCCTTTGAGCGCATCCGCTGCCATTTTTTGCTGTTCGTTTAGCTCAGCCGACTGCAAGGCATGACTGGCCCGGTATTGGATTTCTTCCCAATCTTTGGTGTCACGAATATAGGATTTAGGGACGCGCATCAGAAGATCACCACGAATTCAAAGACAGCACGCACGGTCGGATCAAACGGCATCGGTTTGCGACGCTCAGCCAGCAATAAGCGCCCACGTACCTGCATTTGCTCAGGGGTGAACCAAGTTTGTGCCACAGGCAAGTCTAGCTCTGTGGCAGCGTCCACGTACACATGCCACTCGCGTAAATCGGATGTGCCGCCATCGGCATAATCCAAATCAAATTTGTAATATAGATAATTCGTCGGGGTTTCACTGTAGTTATATTTGCCGGTAGGCAGCACGATCTCACCCGTTTCGTCAGGCGTGACATAGCTAACCTGCTTCGCTGCTTTGTAGCCTACGGGTGTGACTAACTCTAGTAAGCTGGCCGGTGGCGGAGGGGGTTGATCACCCCAAGTAAGCAACCCTGTGCCTAAACCTAAGAAGCTTGGCCTGTTTTTGATGGCTTCGGCGAGTAACACCCGTCCGTCATTGACTAACACTGCACTCATGCGGCATCACTCGCTATTAAAATATCGGTTGTCCACGCCTGCTGCGTCCATGTGTTTTGACGCCACGGTGGGGAATAAGGAGCTGACACGCTACCACTAACGCGGCTCGTGCCGGTCGCTACTGATCGCTCAAACTGCATGGTGTTGGCATGACTTAAAAAGCTTTTAAGACCCTCCGTCTGTGCGGCGGGCGAAGCGATACTGGTGCTATGGTGGATCATCACCCCTGCCCCGCTGGTCATGCGCGGCGCATTCCACGGTTGTTGTTGCCAGCGATCTTGTAGCCATGTTGTTAACGGCAAATACCGTAGCTCTTGAGCAAAAAACAAAGTGACATAGGCTGGGTGATTCGGCAGTGCCAGCTCGCCAAACACGAAATCCTCATCCAACAAGTGCGCATTGATAAATTTAGTCACTGCACCAAAAATAAGCCCATGAGACTCTTCAGCGACGTCCATCGGCTCTTGCACACTCGTCTTGATCCGATGGCAAAAGCTCAATACCAGCCCGTTATACTCTGGCGGGCGTATGCCACTGTAATCGTCGAGCAAATCCCCCCAGCGTGAGGCATCCAACACAAAGCGCCGGCGATCACATCCGTGATACAACCGCTTGAGTTTAGTGCGGGCCGGTGTGCTCATCATGGTGAGCGCAATAATGCGCCGGAGCTGCTCAGCACTGGGCACGAAACCCGTATCTAATTGCAGCTCATTCCAATGCACGCCGGGGATTTCATCTTCAACACAGTCAGGATCAACCCCGATCCAAGCCAAGGCGCGGCGAATACCAGCTTCTGTCCCCCGCTCTTTTTGCCATAGCAGGCCATCACGAATAACCACCCTGAGGTTCGGCAAGTACGGCACGATAGCCGTGAGGCCGTATTCCCAGACTAAGTAAGGCAGCAAAATATCTGGCGGGTCGAGTTTGAGACCTCGTAATTGCCGAATCGCTGCATCCAAATCAGCAGGTGGCACAATATTACATTCAAGCGCTTCTAAAAAACGGGTACGGCTAGAATTGAGCGGCAAAAGACTGCCGCAAGGCATCACCATGCAACCCCCTTATCTAGCAAGCTAAAACTGCGTAGATACGCACATTGATCACGTGCAACCACTACATCTTGAGTTAAGGACAACTCAGATTTTTTCACGCCATCTTGTTGAAGTGCGGATGCAAACCACGAGGGTGACACATCCCAACCTAATCCACGTGCCTGATCAAAAGCTAACGGCACACTTGCATTCAAACGCTCTAATACGCCAGGAATTGCACTCGGGGTTTGCCAAATAGAGGCCACTACATCAATCGGCACTAGACTAACTGGCTGTACCACAATGGTGTCATTAATCAAACGAACTTTAGGGTCAGCTAAATGGCTGCGTACTTGCGTCAAAAACTCGGTAGAAGGCTCGCCACTACCCTCATTGACCATGACTGATATATAGATCCAGCCTTTTTGATCAATAGCCTGTGTATCAGGCACATCAACCAGCACATCACGCACCTCAGTCGATAACCCTCGTACTTGCGACTCATAATACTCATAGGTACCTGGCGACCAGCCACGAATACTTAACTGCACTCGCCCTCTAAATGCATCATCTGCTTCACCCTCCAAGCGCAACACATCATAAAAGGCGGCTAAATGATCTAGATCTGAACCACGTGCATATAAAAGTAAATTCGACTCTACGGCTTCATTGATCGCTTGCATTTGTAGCTGATAGCGATAAGCACTCGTTGAGAGAACCTGATAGGCTGGATCCGAAGGCAAAGGCATGCTATAGCTAGGCTCATCCCCTCCCAACGGATCACGCATACGTAATTGCAACCCTGCAAGCAAACGTAATAATTCCGCCTGCAAAGCTAAAGGCTTAAAAACTTGGGGAGCCGCTAAAATTGGCAGACTCATAAGGTCAACTCCACGTCACGCCCCAACCAACGTCCACCAATATCAATACCGAGCACACTGTCGGATCGACTCACCACACGCAGGCGTTCTAAGATGAAATCCGGCACACCCGAATAACGACTAGATAACGCATCCGCGATCTCTGCAAACCATAGAGCCACGACATCAGGCCGTAGCGTTTTATCAATTAAATCAGGAACATCTGAACCACGTTCACGCAACAGTACTTGCGCTGCTTTGCGTGTAGTCAACGCATCCGCCAAGCGCTGGCGTAAATAATCCAAACCACGCAGCATTTTTCCCGTATTGCAATCCATGCCACATAAGTTGCGTAACTCTATTTCAGTCAATGCATTCGCATCGCTGATGTTTAGATTAGCTTGAACACTGACTGTACCTACCCCATCTAGCTCAGCCTCGGTACGGTACTTAAATAAATTCTCTAATAAACGTAATTGCTCATGACGAAGTAACTGCTGGCCTTCCTTCAAATCCCCTACTTCATCTGCGAGCTGCAGCAGGTGTGCATTTAACTGTTCGACTGCTGTATCCATTTCATTACTCGGAGGATTTCAAAGAAGGGAGCATCCAAATGGATGCTCCATGATAGAGTTGATGCCTATAGTTACGGTGCTGCAGTGACCGCACCATCACCAGCGGCAGCGGCAATCCGCGCTTTGAGTGCAGTAGGCGTTAAGAGCTGACTCAGCTCACCAATCTCCTCAATTTTGGACTTCAGCTTCGTCCAAATATCATCCAGTGCTCCTTTGATAGTGGTGGCGGTCAAGCCTGATGCATTACCGGTGTCATAGCTAATATCGCCTGCAGTGAGTACCACAGCGCCGACTTTGCCATTGACTGATGCCACTAAGTCAGACCGCCCCATCACGATCCAAACATCACCATCCGACATAATGGTGTCACCGGGTAATACAGACACTGCACCATTGCCGATGGTTACAGTTCCTTCTGCAGAAACCTTATAGATGTTGCCCGCTTTGGTGACGTCAGGCAGAGTCGGTAATGTATCGGTGATAGGGTCGAAGAAGCCGACAAACTCTAACCCACCTTCGCGTAGGTATTCAGGGATAAACTCAGACTTCAAATAGCCCGTGTTAGGGTCAAACTTTGATTTTAAAGCGGCAACATCGGCTTCCAGCGCCTGAACTTGCGCAGCCTGGCCGGTTAATGCACTGGCGAGCTTGGCCAACGTGTCATAGGCACTATCCACACCACCACGAATATCGGCTTTAGCCTGCTCAAATAAACTGGCAATAAAAGAGGCCGAGCGAGTGACATTAGTCGCACTGTTTGGCGCGTTATCATCAATCACAGACGTTAAATCAATAGCAGCGAATTGCTGTTGCAAAGCGTCAATATCGGCCTCAGTAGCCGCTTTTGCTTCATACAAGTCACCAACATTGTCTGCCAAAATATTTAAATTTTCGGTTACTTGCTCATAGGCCGTTGTCATGCCGTTATCCTCAATGGTAATTAGTAAAGGTTGAATGGCACTGGTTGTGCCGTCTGTTAACTCGATATCCAGCTCAAATACCCGATCTTGATTATGATCAAGTGGGAATTCCCAATCGGTGGCTAGGCTGGACACCAACACCCCGGATGTTAGATTAAAATGAGCTACATCAGCTCCACCGATCAAGCTGGCGGTTACACCTGCGGACAGTTGCAAATTGATTTGCAATAGAGCCTCTTCCATAGCCGCTATATGCTTTGCGGGGAGGCGATAACCGTTCCACGGTTGGGTTGGCCAACCATCGAAACCCCACACGGGCAACGTTAAATCAATGCTTTTCACTAACATTCCTTGATATAAATTGGCTCTTCACAGCGCTGGACTCTTCCCAGAATCACGCCATTGGCGTCACCCCCCGAATCCAGCAAGAAGGCCACTTCATCGCCGGATTTATAAGCTGATGATTGCAGCATGTATTTCACCCTATTGATCTCGACATAAGCATTCGGTATCAAGCGAGGCATCCAATGCGTGCGGGTTTTACTTGCACCAAATGCGACCCTATACAAATTGCGCTTGTGATCAACAATACGCCCAAACTTCAACACGTTATGTAAACGGCGTTCATTTTCGGTTTGCTGAAATTGACTCATGGCAATACCTGCTCCGGCTCCTGGGCAAACACCTGATAAAATACCTTTTGCACAGGCGCGGCAGCGGTAAACAGAGGGCTATCACCCAAATAAACGACCTGACAAAACGTCACCACAAACGAGTCATAACCCGCCTGCCCTTGCTTCCATCGTCCTGGCAAAGCATCCAACTCTTCAATTGGCTCTACCTGACCACAGGCATGCAACTTGCTGCTATTACTAAGCCAGCGCATCACTTCTGCTGAAAAATTACGTAGCTCTATTTGCAGATGAGGCGTTTGACTACCCAAGATACAGTGCACCAGAACCCCACACCGTAGGGCATCTCGACCATCACCTCGTTCATCACTCACACTTCCTAAGCGTTCAATCTCAAGTATGAGAGCCGGAGTATTGATTATTAATCCAGCATCCAAGTCAGCAGTCTGTTCATTTAAATAAGCCTGTACAGTTTCCAGCGAGTCGCCAAAGTGCGCACGCAAACCATCCAACAAGATCTGCTGATAAAGCTCTAAGCTACTCACATCTAGACGTGTCGAACTCATCGCACTCCATTTTTGCTTTGCAAATACTTGATTGATTGCTTCAGTTCTTTAGCAAGTTTTTCCTCGGCATCGTTCATGATGATTTCAACAGCCTGCCATGCATGCTGCTTAATCGGAACACCTTGTTCGAGTACAGGTAAGCGTCTACTCGTCACTCGCCGAAAAACACCTTCGTGTCCACTCCGCATTTGCGCCAAGAATCCGCCCTCTTCATAACGACGAGAAACGGTATAGCCACTGCCAGTGGGACGCCCGACTCCAAACCGGCGCAAATTCATTTGATAAACACCGGCCCACATCCGAGCTGCTACACCTTCCTTACTGGCATTACTGACCCGAATTCGAGTACGTAAGGCGCGTAAAGTGATCTGAACTCGTTCGCTTTCACTCAATTCACCTTGTAAATTACGAGTAAATCTAGATACTACCCAACGCAGCGTTCGGTTTTCTGCCATGCGCAGTGCTTGCTGTAACTGCTTTGGCTCTAAACCCGTTAACTCCATTAATCGACCAGGGTCATAATATCCCGATTGATCATCTAATAAAGCCAAGGCTTTGCGGCTAGAAATGCCAATCGCAGCTATCGCCATTGTCGACCTAACGTATCCATTGGATCTGACTGCTGTTCACGCAACTCCACTCGATACAAGGCACCTTCTGAAGGAAGAAATTCAGCCATTTCAAAACTAGGATGTGATTTGCACAACACATGCACCTCTGCCCCCATTTCATAATTGCCATCGTTTCGGTGTAGCCACAAGTAAGGCTGACGCATCAGTTGACGCATGCTTTTGCCCTGCACGGCATGTCCCTCTATAGATAGAATTTGCTCAACCGTCGGATAACTAAAAATGCCCTTCAGTACCTCGCCATCAATCAATAGCCAATCACCTAGACGCTCAATCAAAGTGCGAGCGCGAATGCTGTCTAGTTGGCGATAATCAAGCACCACTAACCAGCCAGCTTCACCGCGACAACCGCATCATTTGCTGCCGCACTGACCCAAACACGACCTGCAACAACACCACTAGCAGTCGAAGTCACACCCGTATCACCCCAATAGCACAGCGAACCTTGCAACAATACATCGCTAGTCTTGGGTAATAGAAAGACTCCAGTCAGTTGCACACTACCCATCTCAGCAGCCGGGATATCAGACAATGCGACTCCCACACAATCAGCAAATACCACCACAGCACCCGATAAAACCGCCGAAGTGCTGGTGTTGAGGTAATCCATCACATTGCCCGGCTGCATATAATTATTAGCCATGATCAAGCCCCTGCATTAAATTGAGCGCCACGGTAGTCGATTGCACCGCAACCAACATCCAAACGGATCTTCATCTCAGCGCCCTCGGTGCGCCAACCGTCGATCACCTCGACATAAGGCTCTTCAACACCGTTCAAAAACAGCATTTCAATCACTGGAGCCACATTCGGATTTGCTAACAAGTAATAACCAGACTTCATCCGGCTAGAGGCGACGACCTCAGCCAGGCCCATAACACCATTAGGTTCAGCACGACCAGCTGCACCCGCGATAGGTTGATTCTGTGAAGTCATCCATTTAGTAGCTAGCATCTTGTCAACACGCGGTACAAGTAAGAATGCTGGTTCGATCATCAGCTCCTGTTCACCGCCAATGTCTTTGTGCGTGCCCATTCGAACGGCCATTTTGTCCAGAGTAGCCTCACCCAGCGTGCCAAGATCTGCACCGGCTGCGATATTGTTATGCTTAGCATGGAATAAAGGAAAACCGTCATTGAGCTTGGGATTAGCAACTAAGATAGAGTACGCCAAGGCTTCGAGCGTATTGGCTGCACTAGTACCTGCCCACCTAGCCGTATCCAGCAAATAGCCTAGATCATCATTAATGATGGCCTCACGTGTGATCCCGATAATGTTGCCTTTGGTGCGTGCCCGTAGCTTTTCCTTTTCGCCGTCTGGGATGGTTTTGTTTTTCAACTCGCCATTTTCCATTACATCATCCAAGACACCGATTGAGCCAAGGCGCAACCGCTCAGAGTCACGGAAATCAGATACTTGACCTACTTTGCACCAGCTACGCCATGTTGAAGGCACACGAGCGTACTCCAGCAATACAGCTTCAGAAATAGCGCGCTCTAGGATGACTGGAAAATCAGAGCGGGTTTGCATGTTCAATGCACGCCCTGCAATGACCAACGGCATTTCACCCATATAGGCCAATCCTGCTTGGTTCAGACAAGCTTTAGCCATATCCATCAAAGTCATGTGAGCATAAGGATTGCCCCGCTCTAACTTAGCCAAGCCACTGCGTGCATGTAATGCCTGCACAGCTGCTGAAATGCGTTTATCCTGTTCATCTTCAGTAACAACAGCAATACCACCACCAACTGCACCCGGTGACTCAGCACCCAGTTTATTTAAAATAATTTCCCGCGCTTTATCAGCTGAGCAATTCATGTCAACTAGCGCTGCTTGAGCTTCTGTAGCATAACGACCCGACAAGCCACCGAACGGCTGAAACACCGCCAATACAGCAGTACGGCGATTTGCTTCGACTTGCTTGAACTCACGTTGCAGCTCTGCCGCATTAACTGGCTGATTAGCAGGATGATTGGCCGCCGATACCTCTGGCGGTGTTGGAGAATGGCTTGCTGGTGGCGGCGCTACACCGGCTCCCGCACCATTGGCGGTAGGCTGGGCATTACGCAGGTCAGCAGGAGATAATCTGCGCTTCATTTGCGCAGCAACGGCGGTAGGCATATGTTTTAACCCTGATTCCATGTTTTTCCAAATGTTCGTACTGATAGCGTCTGCTGCCTGATCCAAATCGACCTCAGGCGTAATTTCATCAATTAAACCAAACGCCAGCGCCTCTTCTGCCGTAAACCAAGTCTCGGCATCTAATAGTGGTTGGATCTCTTCAGCAGTTTTTCCAGTTTTTACGCTATATTCCAAAATCAAGGATGACTCTAAGCGCCGAGCCACATCCGCTGCAGCTTCTAAGTCCTTTGCTGATCCCCATGCGCCATTACTAACGTTGTGAATCATGATGTGAGCATTTCGCGCCATACGCAGTTTCCCAGGCGCAGCAGCTAGCATCACCATCGTCGCAATAGACATAGCAAATGCATCAATATCTACTGTTACTTCGGCAGGGTGTTTGCGTAAGGTATTGAGAATGGCTAACCCGTCATCCACTAGCCCACCCACTGAATTAATATGCACAGTAATGGTCTGAGCCGACGGGTATTTTTGTAATAAAGCAATGACCTGTTCAGCATCAGCTGGAACATCCTCTTGCCAATCCCAGCCACCGATCATGCCGTACAAGTGTAAATCCAGGTGCGTACCGCTGGATGCAGCCGCAAAGTTCCACCAACGCTCTTGCAGAGCCGAAGGAATAGACGAGGGAGTTTTTCTGGTTAAACCACCAGAAACAGCACCCACTGCACTAGCAGTGGGTGAAATCAGTGGTTTTGCAATGCAGTTTGATGTATCCATACGCAACAAGGTATGCGCTGGATGATGATACAGCTAGGCAAACGCTGCTTTTAATTGCTAGGGAGTGAGTGATTAGAAGACTGAGGAGCTTATTCAATAAGCACTAAAAGATACTGATGTGATTTATGGTGTGCTAGTTGCACAAAGACTCACAAGGAACACCATCTCGGTGACGGCGAAACGAGCAAATCAAGGCACATCCTTGTGCCTCCCCAATCTAGCTCAGTTGATGCTGTGCCATGCGAGTCCGCACCGTGCAGCGGTTTTTCTGCAAGAGTCGGGCGGCTTCGGTTTGGTTGCCATCAGTGCATTCCAAGGCGGCTTTGAGCATGCCGCTTTCGGCTTGGCGGATGATGCTATCCCAGATCGACCACGATAGGTTGTCTTCCGCCAAGAGTTCGCGGGTAGTGAAGTAGGCTTCGTATTCTAGTGCAGTCATTGATGAGTCTCCAGTTGCTTAGTCACTTCTTTCCAGTTTAAGGGCTGGGGCAAGCCGGTTTGATATTCGCTATACCATTGCTTTTTCAGTTCGCTGGTTGAGGGAATGCCTCGACCTAGGTGGTTGCGTAGATAGTCGCTAACGATGGATTGTAAGAAGGGTTTAAGGTCATGGAACACCTGCTCGTGCATGTCGGTGAGTAAGGCTTTGGCACGATGGTATTCACTGACGGGTAGTTTTCCCACATTTTCGACATTGGTTTCAAAGCGGATGATATTCCAGAGGTGTTTTTTGGCTTGAGGCAGGGCGTTCATGACGTTAGCCATGATGTCAACGATATGTTCCAGTTCTTGGTATTGCTTGGTGCTGATGGTTTGCGGTGCAGTCATCGGCGCACTGATGTAACTCCCCGTTTTGCGGATGCTAGGCAGCACTTCATCACACACCCAGCTTTCAAATTTCTCTGCTTCAGGTTTGCGGCTTTTGATGATGAGGCGGTAGAGGTTGCCTTCGTTGATGAAGGTAATTGCTCGCATTTGTCCACCTGAGCTGATGTCACGTTTCGTTACACCAGATGTACGGCAATGATCTGCAAGGGCTTTTCGGCTGTTGGCATAGCCGAGCACGTCGCAAACATCAGCAACAGCAAACCAAGGTTCATTATCAATGGTAATGATACGAATGGCGTTTCCATTAAAATTAAAGGTGTTAGCAGGATTAATTTCAGCAGGTTGAGTGCTGATGGTGATAGTTACGTTTTGCATGATAGTAGTTCCAGTTCAATGTTGGACTACCCGCAGTCTGGTTCCTAAGCAGAGGTGCGGGAGCTGTACAGGGTTAGGAACTACCGGGAACTGAATACCGGCCAGCCTGACGGCTGCCCCGCACAGTCCCACATAGAGGACTTTTGCACCCGCAAGTATACCGCAGGCACAAAAAAACCGCTTGACGCGGTTTGTGCGTTCAGTTCACGACGGGGTTCCTAATCCCGATGCAGTTTTTTGCTGCATGGGGTAAAAGTATAACTTTTATACTTGGCTGTCAAGTGGTAGGATTTATACGCAAAATTTCAGCAGGGCATTTAATCTATGGCTAGAGTCACTTATTCCATCATTGTTGAACATCAAGGTCTGGGTAAGTGGCGTGAAATAAAAGGCTACGATAGATATTTAGTTGAACAAAAAGCTCGCCTTCAAGAATTGCAATGGAGCGAGCAGTGGTATCAAAAATGCCTTAAAGAAGAACAGCTACAGCAAAAAAAGGCTTACGCACAGGCAGAACAAAATCGCAAACAAGCTACTTTAGTTGAAAAAGAACGTGAAAAAGAAAGACAAAAACAAGAATTAGAGCAATTACGCCAATCAGCTGAAGATCAAACTCAAGAAGCACAAGATACTATTACTGCCATACAGGGAATACTTAAACACACGCTAGCAATTAATGACGCTATTAATTGGGATGGCTTAAAGTCATATAAGCCATTTAATCAAAGAGAGCCTTTGCTGCGTTATATTCCAGAACCTTCACTACAGGTTTATCCAAAAAAACCCGAGTTTCCACTAGAACCAAGCCGTGATGACTTCAAGCCTAAGCGCACAATTATGGGTAAGCTCATTAAATCTGTCAGAACCAAACAAGATAGTTCTGCTGACTCAGCGTACCAAGACGCACTATTGGAATATAGTACACAAGTTAAAGAGGCCCTGAGTAACTGGGAAAAACAGTGTCAAGTGATAGGTGCAAAAAACAATGCACTACAGATCGCTTATGAGCAACAAAAAAGCACTACTAAACAGAAATATGATATTGACTTTAGTCGCTGGGAAAGCGAAAAACTACAATATGAAGTTCGTCAAGTTGAAGAAAATGCAAGAATAGATCAGCTTAAAGCAGCTTACTTTAATAAAGATTCAGGTGCCATTAGCGACTATTGTGAAATGGTTCTTAGTGCTTCTCAATATCCTGATAATTTCCCCCAAAATTTTGATTTGGAATATCGAGATGAGACTGGAATACTGATTGTAAACTATGCCTTGCCAGCATTAACTGACATGCCAACTTTATCAGAGGTAAAGTTTGTTCAGAGTAGTCGCTCATTTAAAGAATCATTTTTGAGTGAAAAGGCCATTAGCTCTTTATACGACGAAGCAATCTATCAAATTGCTCTTCGTACTTTACATGAACTATTTGAAGCTGATGTTTTAAATGCGTTAGTAGCTATTGTACTGAATGGATCAGTAACAGCGACCGATAAAACCACTGGCAACTTGACCACTACTTGTATTTTGTCAATTCAGGTTAAAAAAGAAGAATTTGTAAAAATAAACTTAGCTAATGTTGACCCCAAAGCCTGCTTTAAAGCGCTCAAAGGTGTAGGTAGTAGTAAGTTGCACGGCATGACCGCTATTGCCCCCATTTTGAATATCAGCCGCGAAGACAAACGCATTGTTGATTCCTATGATGTTGCCGACAGTCTTGATTCATCAGTTAATTTAGCTGCAATGGATTGGGAAGACTTTGAACATCTCATTCGCGAGGTTTTCGGTAAAGAGTTCTCTGCCAATGGAGGTGAAGTAAAGGTCACGCAAGCCAGTCGTGATGGTGGTGTTGATGCAATAGCCTTCGACCCTGACCCAATCCGTGGTGGAAAGATAGTGATCCAAGCTAAACGCTATACCAATACTGTTGGTGTATCTGCCGTCCGTGATCTATTTGGGACAGTACAACATGAAGGTGCAACTAAAGGCATATTGGTAACTACCGCAGATTATGGTCCTGATGCCTACGAATTTATTGCTGGAAAGCCACTGAGCCTACTCAACGGCGCAAACTTGCTTTATCTATTAGAGAAGCATGGACATCAAGCACGTATTGATATTAGGGAAGCAAAAAAGCTTATGGGTAGTTCTTAGTTGATCCTTCAGCGTATCCTATGTAAATTGAATAAACACCGCATTGGCAGTTCCCGTAGTCGGTGCTGAACAGATCAAACTAAACAACGTACCCCGTGAGAGTCTTTTAATGAGTATCTTGTCATTTTCTGGGCTATTAGCTGCAGCTCTTGCCATATTTGCTTTAATAGCGGTAATTAAACCATTTGGTTTTTTAAAATCACGATGGCAAGCACTCGGACTACTTTTAGTAGCTTTACTAGCCTTCGCTGGAATATCGATGGAAGTAGCTGATCAAAACAAACAGGCCATCCATGTTGTTGTTAAATCAATGGAACGCCTAGAACGTGAAAAGTCGCTCAATGAATACAGAGAAAAGGCTATCAATGGGCATTACATTGATTGGAGAAACATGGCTTTTGCTCTAAGTTCAGGGGATGCATCAGACGAAGATCGAATACAAGCCTGCGCATGGCGAATTGCCATTATCTCGCCTAAGAACCCCAAAATTGATGCAGGTGATGAAGGCAATTTAGAAATGGATTGTAATCAACGTGGGCTAACAGAAGATCAGATAAACAAAGCGAGTGATGAAGCCAAACGCATCATACTCACCTTAAAAAACTAGATCTTTCGAAAAAACAACCAGTGCCAACACTGGTTGAACCTAAACCAATCAATCATCCACTAACCCATCTTCTTCCCCCGGTTGTGGATTCGCAGCCATCACCGGCAGAATACCCAAACGTTTCATTGCTTCTAAATCACGTTTCCTCTGTCGGAATACCGACATGGGGTTCCCACCCCGACGACGGATAATTTCCGAGTGGGATGTCAAGCCATTCGCCAGCATGGATTCATTTGCTTTGGCTTCACGCTGAGGGTCAATCCATGGCATCGCTGTGCCGTAGCAACTCAAATCATACAAAGTGCGCTGCTCAACCCCACTGGGTAAACGCAAAGAACCCGACAAAAGCGCCATATCTAAAAATCGGGTGTAATCAGGCCGACAAGTATGGGCGACAAAATGCTCTTGCAGCACTTCATAATTTTCTTGCTGTTCGACCAACTCTTGCCGTTGCGCTGAAAACGTACCGTTATAGTCCTTCGCAGCGCTGGAATAACTAACCCCTGCACCCGCAGCGGCCGCACGCAGTTGCCCTGAGCGGAACTCATTTAAGCCCGTATTGGGACGCTTGGTATCAAAAATCCCAACCTCTTCGCCAGGCAACATGTCGAACAACGTCATCCCGTTTTCAAACCGTTGGCGCTGGCGGGAAAGCCCATTTACATTGGCAGGATCAAACATATCAGGCGATCCTTTACGTACATAGCCCACCATCTTAGCAGCAATGCGAGCTGCAATCCGCTCAGCTTCTTCATAGTCCTTTAAATCATCCAAGCGATTGAGCACACTAGCAAACACTGATACTCCACGGCCTTGGCCAATACGCTGCGCAATTTTTAAATGACTCGCAAAATAAGAACTAACGCGAAAGGGCTGTTGACCAAATCCCAATAGATCACCAGGATGATTGCGATAAAACCAATAGGCTCTGACCCGGCCCCATTTGTCGCGCTCAATGCCTTGACGCACCCCATTATTCGTATCATTTAAACCAAAGGGGCAATAGTCAGGCTCGAAAAATTGTAGTGACAACGGTATCTCTGAACCATGTTGCAGCTGAGGTACATTACCTAATTGATAAACTTTGAACACCTCACCATCCCGAAACCAAGTACGGGCTAATAAACGCTCCATATCAGTACGGGTATATTCATCACCATACACGCTCGGACGCAAGCTCCAGCGATTGTGCAGCTCCAACAGCTCTTCGTTAAATTCATCAGCAAGGTCACCATTTTTTAAACGCACCTGTGGCTCATAGCGAATGCCACGACCGACTGTACGATTGACTAAAGTATCAAGAATGCCTTTAGCTAGATCATGATTTTCATCGAGATGGCGGGCTTGGATGCGTAATTGATCGCCTGCACGCGACATCACCGCATCACCGCTACCTCGATCAGTGCGTCGCTTACGTTCGTAGCTAGGAACAGCCGCCTCGTAAAAGTTGGTACTGGCTCTATAAAATACCCCACCCAGCCAATAAGCAATACGACGGACAGAGTTTAATTTTACGGGCTTACTCATGTCAAATCCGGGGCACGATAACTAAAGCTGCCAAAAGTAGAAGATCGACCTACATTCGACTGTTGAGCTGCTATCGTTGCCCGTCGTTCCCATTCTTGGCGGGCTTTAATAATTTGTCCCAAATCCTCCATCACAACACGCCGACCATTTTCCATCGTGACATCCTTACCAGATAAAACATCGGATTCAATTTGCAAATAATACTCAAACCACTGCTTTGCAGTACGTTGCGCGGCTGGAACTACCTGAACAGGCTCATAATTACCCATATAAATCCCTAAACTCAGTGCTAATTAATGCGCTACTATCCTGACAAAAATAAACACAGGTAGGCTAGGCAAGCGACGCTTTAGATTGGCGAACCCCACTGGCAGGCTTCATGATTCGATTTACGGTTGTCACGTGTACTCCCAAGCGCTCTGCAATCATCGGCGTCGATAGCCCTTGGCGAGACAAAGCTTGCACCTGCAGGCGCAAACGTTGCCGACTGGCTGCCACCAACTCCTGGTGGCGACTATGAATATAAACACGACCACCTCCCCACTCTTCCTGCACATGCGTGGTCACGAATTGAATGGCTTCTGAAGCCAATTGCTCCGATAAGCCTACTTGCTTCATCAGGCCATCAGTCAACTGATACATCCAATCCACAAAACGATCTGCATCCCCTTGTTGCAACTGGCTTGCTGCAAGTAGTTGCTCATTGTCCATTACCATGCTGCCTGAACCTCCGTAAATGTATTGTCGGTTTTTTTCGCGGAAGGCATCCGTGCTGAAACGGATTGCACAGGATGAGCAGTTGCGAACAAATCAACTACACTCAATCCTTGTTCCAACGCATCCCAGCGCTGGTTTGAATAACGATGTAACCCTATTTTTTGTGCAATGCACTGTATATAAACCAAACAGTCCAAAGCCTCATTGCGAGTACTACTGGATTTAATCCAGTCATACACAGCAAAGCCATGGCGATAGCGCCGCACTTTTTTCTCACTGGTCAGTTGCTCAAAAACTTCGAGCGGCAACCAATCCGGAAAGTGAATCACACCCGCACCTGACCGATCGGTACGTTGAAATCTGTTGTAAAGCATGTCTTTAGCCGTATCGGTCCCCACCAAATAAAGCTGCACACCTTGTTTTGTAGTTTTGCCACGCCAATCAATGTCTTGCCATGAAGGTCGGCCCAAAATAGGACGGTTTTTGCGACTCTCACCCTTGACCGCAACAGCCCCATGATGAACATGATTACGTACATAGTGATAAGCGTCATGAGTGTGATGACCACCCGTATCAACAGCGTAAGCCTCTACCGTCAGTACAGCGCCACTGGCATGTACCCATGGCTTCAATAACCAATCATCCACTTCACGCCAAGGGCTATCCCGTTTTTCACTATCATCAGCAGAAACACCGGGATCACCCAAAAACACCTCATAATCTATCAACCACTGCTCTTCGCCCCGTCCAAATGCATATACATATGCCTCCAAACGGTTATCCTGCACATCCACAGCCCCCACCAACACCAGACCACCCGCAGGAATAATGCTGCGCCCATAAGCATCTGCTTTGGTTTGTAGCAGTGTGGCGTTCACGTCATTAACTTGCTCTTTCCAAGTCTCCGCTAACACTGTATTGGTAAAGGTTTTTAGTAGTTCTACATCACTCTGGGCATCTAACCAGTCCTGTACGGCCTGCACCCATGAGTACCAGCCTAAAGGGGAGTAAAGTGAGTTGAGGTGATAGCTCCGCCGATGTTTGGGAGATTTTGGGTGATGCGCTACCCATCGACCCGCAGATAACATGGCAGGCTTGTGATGTTCTGCTATCGCCTGTTGGCAATCGCCACATTGGTAATAAACACTGCTAGGCTGTTCTTCACGCGGAAGATTTTTCCCCCAACGAATATTGGCCCACACCAACGGCTGCTCAGTACCACAATGAGGGCAAGGTACATGGTAATAACGCTGATCCCCTTTGAGAAAAGCACGCTTTACGCGGCTTAGGCCATCCACCGTCGGTGTTGATACCCGAAAAATCTTTTTGCGGGCAAAGTTTTGAGTACGCTTAATGGCCAGCTGTTCAGGATCGCCCTCACCATCCAAATCAAAGGGATAGGCATCCACCTCGTCCAGCAATAAATTAGCCACTGGCATCGAACGCAAACCAGTCGCAGAGTTAGCACCTGTGATTACAAGATAACCACCTATAAAATCCTTTTCGAGCATCGTATTACCACTATCACGACTTCGCTCAGGTGCTATTTTTTCACTTAGCACAGCCATGTCTCTTACCATCGGTGCAATACGCTGGCGACTGTAACGCTTTGCCATTTCTAAGGTGGGCTGCACAACCATCGTTGGGCCGGGGTTATGATCAATGGTATAACCTACAAAATTATTCCCCACCTCAGTACCACCAATTTGAGTAGCCTTCATCAACGTGACTTCTTGCACGTCCGATGTGCAGGATAAATCCAACATGATTTCACGCATGAAGGGCACGCGACTGGTTTTCCACATACCTGGTTCCGGACTAGATTTTTCGGACAACACTCGATGCTCATCGGACCAATCCGCTATATTGATAGGCTTGTTTGGACGAATACCGGCAGAGAAGCCAGTCGCATACGCACTAATCAATCATGGCCTCCTTGATCAATACTCACCACAGGCTCAATAGTTTCTGGTGGTTTAGTCTCGATTGGATCTGATTCCATTTGACTAATCTCATCGGCTAATTCAGTCAGCGCCTCTATCAGCGCACTTTCCAGCTTACGATGCACACTGAGTGGATCGTGGTCATTGGCCAGATCTTGAGATATGCGCAGTGGTATATTTAAGACAGCCGTTCTCACTGCACGAGCAATTCTGAATGCATCACGACGCTGAACTTCAGCGTCAACCAGCATGCTTTTCTTTTCCTCGGTATCCAAACGAGCCAGCTCTGCTCTGTGCATTAGCCACTTGGCACGTTCTACTTCTGCATCTACACGTGCACCTTGCACACCCACATCATTGCTTGCTTTGTTGGGGATTTGATCATTGAGATACCGTATATAACCTTGCACCGATTTGATTAGGTCATAGCGACCACGATCAGTTTTTTCAACTACACCTTCATTGGCTAGTTGCTGTACCCGACGTGGCGTTAGTAACAACAAGCGTGACATTATTTCGACAGGGTATGACAGGCGTTCACTGGACATTGAGTTGCTCCAATAAAACCCCTTCTTCGGGTAGTTCAATCATCACTTCGTTAGCGGTAATTTTTTTTAATTGTTGGATAACAAGCTCTTCCGTTAATCCTTCTAACTCCACTAATTTGATAATGAAATTAGCCGGTACTTGTTGATTCAACATTTGTACATAACGCTGTACTGTTTCTATAAAACAGTAACGACCTTGCAGGGTTGGCAATACACCCATTCTCGATAATTGGTGCAATTCATCTAACGATAAAAGCAAGACATCCGCCATAACCTCTGATGCACACAAAACCCTCATGCAACCCCCACATGGTAATTCGGAGCCAGATATAAACTTGCTTTTTTCCCTGTATAGTCTTCCCAGCGCTTAATGATGACATCACAATACGCAGGCTCTAACTCCACCAATGCAGCCTTGCGCCCGTTTTTTTCAGCCGCAATAAGGGTCGACCCAGAGCCACCGAATAGATCCAATACTACCTGCCCACGCTTAGAACTATTGAGAATGGCACGCTCACATAGGGCTACTGGCTTCATCGTGGGATGCAAATCATTGATATGGGTACGGGTAATTTCCCAGATAGATTGCAATCCAGAATCTAGCTGCCAATTATCTACAGCTCCTTTCTCCCCATAAAATCGATGCTCTTCATTCCATCCGTAAACAATGGGCAGATAGTCATCTACCCAACCGTAAATAATTGGCTCATAAGTAGATTTATAATCACTATTTGAAAGAGTTAAATGCCCCTTTTGCCAAATAATTAAATTGCGCCATTTCAATCCTGCAGCTTTGATGGCATCAAATAACCAGTCGACACCTAACCTATAAAAGCAGATATACCAACTCCCAGCACAGAAGCGCTTTACATTGGTAGCTACAGCTAGCAGGAAGGCTTCACCCTCTGCTTTCCCCAATTTGTCATTAGTAATCGGTGCATGTCTCCCATTCGCAGAGGTGCTACCATCACCCTTCAAACTTCCACGAAAATTCATTAGGTAGGGAGGGTCAGTAAATATCATGTCTGCTTTACTAACGCCCGTCGCAACCAATAGCGCTAATACTGTGGCTGGTTCCGTAGAGCTTCCACAAATCAGGTAATGTTCACCTAGCTGCCAAATATCGCCAACTTTGGTAATAGCTTGGTCATTATGCAAATCAGGGCATTCATCTTCGTGGGTGAGGAAGCTTGGAGAATCTTCTAGCAACAGGCGTGATAAATCATCGTCACTAAAGCCTAGTAACGATAAATCAAAACCATGCTGCTCAAGCGCAGATAGCTCTTCAGCTAAAAGATCCTCATTCCATGCGGCCATTTGCGGCAACTGATTATCAGCGAGGATGTAGGCTCTTTTTTGATCCTCAGTCCAACCCTTAGCAAAAACCACAGGGATAGATCCAAAGGGAATACTTTGCCCATCTGACATTTTGAGGTGCTTACCTTGGGCATACAAACGAGTGGCAACCTCCTTTCTTCCATGCCCTGCTATCATCTGATAACGACCACCCACCAACTCAACTAAGGCTGGCATTGTCCAACCTAATCCTTCTGTTTTTTCATCCCCAGCCATAATGCGAGTGATCGCCGAAATCTGTTCCTCTGGATGATTACGAGCATTTTTTTGATAGTCATCAAGCAAATCAATTGGTACGAAATCCATACACAACCCCTTGTTTTTATAAGAAAAACGAAACGAAACGCCAATAAAAAAATCACTAACTAGCGAAATTCCGTGAGTCGCTGACCCGCACCACCCATGCTCCGGGAGTACCTTTTTTAGCCTTGCCGTCAGCCACGGCAACTAATCAAGTAGCGCCCGCAAAGCCGCAAACCCACTAGCACTCGCAGCCGGACTAGCCACAGGCACAGGCTTAGCCACTTCTCTCACCACAGGCACAGACACCTGCACCCCTGCTAATCGGTAGGCTGTTGCCTTAATCGGTCTACCATCGCGCAGGCGTAACACCTTACGCACATCAGACGGCACGATCTTTCCCAACATCTCAGCATCTTTCACCCGCTTCTGTAGAGACAATGCCGTGCTGAACTCAGCCAAACTCAATGGCCTACACTGCCCCACCAACTGACCACCTTCAATCCGACCCCCCGCATAAATCCACGCTAACGTAAACGCATCATGCCCCGGATATTTACTCACCAACTCCACCACCAGCCCTACCCCATCACGGCGTTTACCGGTGGCGGTCAGGCCACAGGCGCTACTACCGCTATTGGATTGATTAGGCATACTTACCCCCTTCTAGCAACGTCAACTCAGGACGACCCAGACGCTGCACCTTAACGCTGCCCTGCTCAGTACCCCCATTGAGCACCGCACGACAGCGCACAGGATCACCAAACAACAGCGGCGAACGTGACTCATACCCATTCCGTTGGTTCTGCGCCTCATTTAGGCCAAGCATCACCCGCAAGTAATCACCGCACTCTTGGCGCATTGCATAACCGCGATAACGGGTTTCAAACTCCTTAGCTACAAATGGCCAATCAGTCTCAGACTTCATGCCCAACATGATCCAGCCGCCCATATCTTCCAAGGCCCGATGGATTAAGGGGTCATCGAACACAATGGATTCATACACCCCCACAGACCTCAGCGCCTTATCCACCTTGCTCCATGCCTGCATGGCATTATCCGCCGCGCCGCCCGAAATCATCCGCACGATGTCCGCAGGCTTGGGCATGAACTGCCCTGTATCAGGATTCACCGTATGCAAGCTAAAGGCACGAGTCACCGCTTTCAGATCAAAGGGGCGAAGCGCCTGCCACCACACATCCACCGCGAACGCCGACGGCTGGCGCTCATAAAAATCATGCACGCCATGCAGCACATCACGGAAGGTTTCAAAATCGTGGGTATTCATGCGTTCGCTCCTTCCCGCAGCTCTGGCGGAATCCAATTATCGAAAACCTGCTTATTCCGTGCACGTAACGCATCCTGCTTGGTAGCAATGCGGAACGGTCGACTAGGGGTCACAGGGGTGGTTTGACGGGCTTTAGGGTTCGCTTTGGCTGAGTGCAACTGTGCCAGCAGGCCACGCTCCCACTCTGACTGCGTGCGCTGCAAACGCAGTGGATAACGCTCCATCGCTTCAGCCCCTGTCCAGAACAGCAGGAACTCTGCCAATGTTTCGCCGTAGATCGACTGATGCTCCCCCTGAATATCCAACATCGACAAGCGTGCTAGATCAGCAAACGACGGGGACGGCCTCCATTCCACCGACAGCGGAAAACGCGGATTCCCCCTGTCTGTATGTATGTAAGATCTGGATACTTCTGGAGATGTGGAGCAAACCCCAGAATCAGCACCGGAACAAACCCCGCTAAAGTCAGCGTTTTTTTCTTCTAAATTGTTGATTTCATTAATATCTTTAGGTGGAGCAAAACCGGAGAAAGTAACCGGAGCAAAACCGGAGGAAACATTTTGGACGGAAAAATACTGGTCACGCACTTGTATGAAAATTGAAAACTCAACAACCAGTTTTTTACCTCTGGCTAACCGTTTGATTAAACCTGTTTTTTCTAGTTGTCGAAGCTGCTGGCGAATGTACGCAACACGCTGATCCCGTGTCTTACCCCATGCATCACCGGTTCCGGCTACGCCCTGTGCATTAGCCTGATACAGGCGTTCATATAGGCCACCATAACTGATACTACTATAGTCACCGGCTATACCTGTCTGTCGATCCATAGAGCGGCGCAACAGCCCGAATAGCTGGTACTGGATACCCGGCAATACTCGCCCGGTATCATCCCCCCAGATGATGCTTTCTTCTTCGGGCAGCGTAGGTGCAGTATAACCCCTCATACCTCACCCCCCACCGGAACCGACCCATTCCCACAGGGCACATACAACTCACACACACTAGGACGGCTTTGCGGATGCAACACATCCACCGCCTCAGCGTTATCACAGGTATTCTCACGCAGGCAGCGGAACAGACAATCCTTGCATATCCAGCTTACCGCCGGAACCGTCTGCAAATCGTGCAGCCTTGCCTTTAGCTCCTCGAGCAAGGCCACTGACTCTGGATATTCACTAATGCCCAATGAGTCCAGATCAGACTCTAAATCGTCAAACGCTTTTAAAGCGGCCATCACTTTGACTGGCTGATTCATAATACCCCCCCACCCCTCTTCACGGCTTTACTTAACAGCTCAGAGACATCCATCTGCTGCTCGAGCAGATCCTGCAAAATCCACATAAGGTTCGTGACCGTGGAATAACGCTGATAGTCTTGGAGATCGTCGTGGGTATCGGCGAGGGAATTAATCGTTTCGGCAAGCGTATAGGTTTGTATCGTGCGAATACGGGCCTGCTCAGCCAACTCCAACAGAGTGGCAGACGAGCGAACAGTGAAGACGTTCATGATAGGTGTTTCCAATGGCTTAGTGATAACCAGCCGCTGCCCTATCCTGTCAAAAATAATGGCGACGGCATACAACGGGTTGACAGACCGGCGCCAAAGGAAACCGGCAAGCCCGAAGGCTTCCCATTGCATACCGCCAAAAAGGAAACCTTTAGGCGAAAAAAAAGCACCTAAAGAGAGTTTTGGTGCCGATGCACCTTTGGTCATTTTCAGGCTGTCAAACCCGACAGCAGATGTTGCTGCTGTAGGATAAGCATAGGCTAAATTTATGGCGGGTGTCAAGATCATGCGGCGCATAGCTGACCGCCCTGACGCAATTGAGCTGCGAACAACAATAAACTGGCTTTGCGATTCTCATAACCTAAACCACTCGCCAGCAATACCGCGTTTTTTTCCTCTAGCTTGGCTAACAAGTCCAATTCATCAGCGTTCAAGTTATTGCGATCCAAACCACAAAACTCCCCTACCAGTACGAAATTAATCATTCGTGCCTCATTGGAGTAATGATGGTCTTGCGTCTCCTTCCCGACCTGTTCACGCTGTAATTTCAAAACCGCTTTCATCACCTTATCGGAACTACTGGCCGCATGGCGTTTTAGCTTCCAGTCGTGGTGCGGATGCTTGCCTGCAATGATTGAACGGATTTGACGATCACACCAAATAGCAAAGCGAATATCCAGCCAACGGGCAAAAGCAACAGCGAGATCAGGGTGCAACCAAGTGCCGCCATTATTGCCCCGCCTCGTTTTCAAATACCCCGTTTTTGGGGTATTTGAAACTTCACACAAAACCGCAAGATAATCTTGGGTTTCTCGATTGCCTAGCCACTTATCGACACGTTTACCGAACCGCTCAGCCGCCACCGTCGCATTGAACCAGCCTTCCTCAGAGAACGAAACATCTAAGCCTTGATAATTCGAGACGACTAATTTCATACCCCCACCCCCGACCGATACAACCAAGCCACACTCGCCGGACGCTCAGGCATCCACTCACGCGAAAAATGCTCAATTTCCCGCATGGCAGAAGGCTCAGAGGCTTCCTCAGTTTTAACGGGTGACTCAGGATTTTTGCCTTCAAGCGCCTTGCTTAATACAAAATTGTGCGTAGATGCCGTTTTCCCTAAAGCGGTCACTTTCCAAAGACCCGAATCCCGAACGACCCATTCGACTTTACTGAGGTGCTGTAAATAAGAGTTAATGCATTTCTTCCCTACATACCCACTACTGTGCACCCAAAACACCAAAGCAGGCTGAGCCAGCCCCATCTCGTTCTCCATCAAAGCCGCCAAAATGCGCCGATAGATCAAATCCCTATTCTTAGCCACGACCACCACCCCGCTTCGCCGCATACCCGCTACACCGCACCACCTCATTCTTAGCGCCCCGCACCGGAACCGTCACCGATTGAGCAGCGCAGCAATGCCGCGCACTCGTGCTATGCAACACCGGCTCAAGCTGAGCAAAATCACGCTGCATACAGTGATTGCAAATATGCCGACCATCCAAAGGGATGATCTGAGTTGTAGTGGTTGGCTTCGACATAAACACCTCTTGGGTGACTGGATTAACTTTAAAAAGGGCTTTCGCGGCACTGCTGATTGGAGGAGAGGAGGAGTCAGAAGTGTGTCTCATTGCAAAAGCCCTGCTCAAAATTAACGCGCTTTTTAGTTATCTGAACCTCATGGGAAGAGCGGCCTATTCCGCCCTCCCCTTACAGTCAAGTTTCAACGGTTTTTATTCAGGTCGCGGTTTGTTTTGCTTCGCATCCAATCCCCCGTGAAGCAGGCAGACCCGCGTAAACTGCTAAGAACGCCTCACTGCGAGAGTGAGGATTTCGGCTATACTTAATCGCCCTGCTCAAAAGGGATTAAGAAAACCGTATCAAACTAATCCTGTTCATGAGGTTGACCTAACACATCCGGCGACAATGGAAGGGATTGCGTATTCTCAGGCAAAGAATCAAGCTGAAAGCTGGATAGATACTCATGGACAGCTACCTCAACCTGTTTAGGCACAGCCAAGATCACCGCTAACTGGCGTTCCACAATCCGACGTTCCTTAGCCTTGTCCCACTTGACTCCTTTAGGACAAGGCGGCTCGTACCCTGATTCTGGGTCGGTGATAGCGACTGTGATGTTGATTTTGTCAAAACCCAGAGACATGCTAATTCCCCACCCTATATTCTCAGGCAGAATAGCGTCGATATTTGCCAGCCCCTCGACAGCACACCGGGGACAAATCATTTGATTTTTCTTACTCATCACTATTAATTCCGCTTTCGCCCGATTATCGGGGGTAACTCACTTTCCCCCACCAATCGGCCAGACTGTACATACTCATCCACCAGCAATCTCAGGATCACTGCCATGTGTCTATGCTCCTTCGCTGCTTGCGCTCTGAACTGTGCCTCCAACTTCGGCGGGAGGCGTAACATCGTCACTGGCATCATCCGTGCTGCCATTTTTTGGGGTCTCCTGTTGGATAGCCCCCTGTTCTTTAAACACCTGATAAATGTCAGGACGCAACGATTCAAGGCTTACTTTAAAGCCCGTTGCCTTCGCAATCCGACCAGCCATCACAGCACTAGGCTTCCTGCGACCCGTTGTGATTTGGCTAAGGTAAAGGGCGCTCATGCCTACCTCTTTAGCTAACCGAGTGGCTGATCCGCATCCGTTTTGAGTTATGTACTGTTTCAGGTTCATATCAATAGTATGAAGCTTTATGCTACATAAAATCAATAGCAAAAAGCCAATATCATAAATATATAGCGAATTGCTATACTGGAATAAAAATTGGACTAAATTATGAGCAATGAAATAAGGCGTGCACGACTCAAGTTGCTGACCGAGAAAGCCAAGCGCGAGGAAGGCTTGAGTCAGGCTCAATTTGCAAAAAGGCACAAATTAGATGCTGCCCACCTAAGCCAAATGCTTACAGGTAGGCGAGGTATTGGTGATTCAGTAGCTATAAGACTTGAAGATTCTTTATTATTAGAACGTGGCTATTTAGACAGGCCACTCAGCGATGATGCTAAAAGCGAGGCTATGCTTGAAGCAAACTCGCTCTTGAATCAAATGGATACGAAAGGCATTGAGCGCTCATTAGAATTCATGAAGAACACCTTGAAAATTCAGAAACTGGAATCTGAGACTCCTGACTAACTATTGCTTTCATAAACTCGATAGCTAACCTTTGATTTTCTTCGGTAAGCTCATCAAATAGCTGTAAAACCTCATCAATTTTTTCTGAGTCTTGCTCCAGCATACGTACCCCTGTTAACTACTTATTTAGCCCTTTTGTAGTGTACTTGTTTTATGAGTCTGACTGGATAAGCGGCGCTGAGTTCATGATGAACGGGGGTGGAAATTTCCATATTGCAATCACCCGCCGACGGGTGAACCAAAATAACCAACGATTATGACTACAAGGAGTTAAGGATGGACAATATTTTACTTCCACTCAATCACGACCCCAGTATTGAGCAACAAATAGAAAAGAAACAGAAAGTTCTTGATTTTGAGATTCGTGAATACCCCGTGGGTGTACTGGTAGGTAAATATACTAACCCGCCAGAGGGAGGATTAGAAACCGACGAACCGGAGCTATACGTCCCTGACTACCAACGTGATTACATCTGGAGCGATAAGCAAAAATCTGAATTTATTGAATCGCTCATCATCAACCTGCCTGTACCCTATTTATATGTGGCGGATAACAAAGAAACAGGACGCATCGAAATTATTGATGGCAGTCAACGGATCAGAACATTAGAAGAGTTTGTCCGACAGAACCTAATGCTTTCTAATCTTACCCAAATACCTAGCTTAAATGGCTATACATTTAACAATTTGCCTAGGCCAACCCGTATGCGCTTTCTGCGTAAAACCATGCGGATGATTGAGCTGTCTTATCAGATGGATGAAGAAGGTCGCCGAGAATTATTCAGGCGCTTAAATAGTGGGGGAACGCTTCTTAAAGACATGGAAAAACGCGAAGGGATTCGTGATGGAGCTTTCCTACAATTTATTAACCGCCTCAGCGAAAACGAATTATTTAAACAGCTCTGCCCGATCAGTGCTACCAAACTAAAACATGGCGAGTCCCGTGAGTTAGTCTTACGTTTCTTTGCTTATTTAGATGAATACGAGAACTTTATTAAAGAAGTTTACGAATTCTTAGATAACTATCTAGATAAAAAAAATAAAGAACCAGTCGCTAATTACGCAACACAAGAACAAGAGTTCTTGAGAATGCTCAATTTTATTCAAGCCTGTATTCCGATGGGTTTTCGTAAGCGCCCTAATGACAGCTCTGTCCCACGTATCCGTTTTGAGGCATTAGCGATTGGTGCTGCGCTAGCCTTGCGTGAAAATCCTCAGCTACAACCGCCTACACCTGCTGTGATGCAACAACTACTCAATAGTAAAGAACTGCTCTATCATACTCGCTCTGATGCCAGCAACTCAAAACCTAGAGTAAAAGCCCGCCTAGAATTGGTCAGGGATTTTTTACTAGGACGACCTATTGCCCCCTATTCACCCCATGAAATAAAAAATGCCCCGTCCAAGCTTCAATTAGGGCTTTATACAGAAGACGAGGCAGAATGAACCATACCCAAGAACCTGACCGGCTTGAAGCCATTGATATAGTCATTGATTCAAACTTTATTGATCTTAAGCAAGAAGTTAATCTGTATTTTGAATTTCTTCTCAATATAATCAACAACAACCTAGAGCTTTACGATAGTAGGATTGAAGTTCATACGCCTCTTGAATCAGGGATTACCCACATTCTTAAAGCAAATGGCTATCTTATTCTGTACAATTTACTGGAAGCCACCATTGAAAACGCACTAAAGGCTGCTCACCTTATCATTTGTGAAACCTCGTTTAACTCATTAACGACTCATCTGAAAAAAACTATTTTGACAGAGTTTAAAAAGATGGAGATAGACCTAGATAAGTTTCCACATCAAGAAATTATTGAAACCACATTACATAAGATAACTTTAGACAAATACAAACCTTTTTCAGGTAATTTGGATGCGAAAAAAATAAAAAATATCATAGAAAAATATGGCATAGCCTTAGATACTACCAGCGAAGATAAAAAAGGGGCAAAGCTTCTTATCGTAAAAAACAGACGTAATGCCTTGGCTCATGGGGGGCAGAGCTTTATACAAATTGGGCGTGATACGTCGATTGATGAACTCATCGCCATCAAAAATCAAACGATCCTATTCTTGGAGAATTTTCTACAGTGCACACGCGCTTACTTGGAGCAGCAACACTATCAACTTGAGCCAGATGCTCAAGGATAGATAAACCGACCACCTCACCCAAGCGCACGGGAACAGCATTGCCAATTAAACGACCCAAATTTCTAAAGGTAGCCGCTTCTTGAGAAGATAGGAATTGATAGTTTTCGGGAAAGGTCTGAAAAATAGCTGCTTCACGTAAGGTAATCGCTCTATCTTGCTCAGGATGACCAAATCGTCCATTACCATACCCATAACATAAAGTCGTCATGGTAGGAGCAGGGTCATCCCATGTCATACGCCCGTAGACACTGCCATAACGCTCGCCTGTTGTTTTTTTATGACAGGCTGCAACTAAAGGCTTAGGCCAATCCCGCCAGCTCCCACCTGGCTTGGACGCACGAATCCGCTGATAATTAATAGGGCTTAATGCACTTGCAATATGCAGACTATCCTCTGGATTTGGGCTACCTGCTGTTACAGGGGGTAAATGACCAATAGCCTCGCGCACAGTAACGGCATTAGCATGTGTAGCGGGCTTGAGTTCAATAGCCCCTAATTTTGAAGCTAGCAACACCAAGCGTGATCGTTTTTGTGGGATGCCATACTCAAGACAAGATACGATTTTCCACCAAACCGAATAACCTTGGGTTTCAAGTAAGCGCAAAAAATCCGTAAAAATATCCATCTTACGCAGATTGGGTACATTTTCCATACTGACCAAATCAGGTTGAGTCTCTACGACCAAACGCCCAAACTCAGCTAATAAATTCCATTTACTATTATCACGCTCTTGCTTGCCTAGCATGTAGGTTGAAAACGGTTGGCACGGTGCACAGCCTGCCAACAACCGTAAACCATCACCCCACTGACTACTCAGTTCATCACCTGAAAGAGTCGCAATATCCCTTTCAAAAAAACGAGCCTTGTTATTAGCCTCATACGGGTAAGCACAAGCGGGGTCGAGATCATAACCGGCTATAACCTTGATGCCTGCTTGCTCTAAACCATGCGTTAGTCCACCCGCACCACAAAATAAATCAATTGTTTGAATCGTTTTCATAGCCATACTATAGCAAGCCATTCACTAAAGATCGAGCTGAAATAGCAATGCCTAGCAGATTTCATGTCGTCAAGCACCTATCGCGGCAGGCTGTTTAAGTCCAACACACAAGCGCAACCCCAACGCATCAATCACCTTTAAAATAGTCGAAAATTCAGGATTACCCTGCCCTGACAACGACCGATACAGCGATTCCCGCGCTAATCCGGTGTCCCGTGCCAGCTCAGACATGCCCCGTGCACGGGCAATATCGCCCAAGGCCGCCGCAATCAGAGCGGGATCACCCTCTTCCATGCAAGCATCCAGATAAGCCTGCATATCCTCAGGCGTGCTCAAATGCTCCACCACATCCCATGTTTTTAGCTTGACCTGATTCATGGCGCTTCCTTTTTAATGAGTTCTAACAATGCCTTCGCCTGCTCAATATCGGCGCTTTGGCTCGACTTATCACCACCACCCAACAAAATAATCACTTCTCCATTGCGCAGCGTGTAATAAATGCGATAGCCCGCCCCGTAAGTAAGGCGCAGCTCAGCCACACCCTCACCGACCGACTTATGGTCGCCGAGGTTGCCCAGCTCTACGCGCCGCAACCGCACCAAAATTCTAGCCTTGGCCTGTCGATCACGCAGTCCCGCAAACCATGCCGCATAAGCTTCAGTTTCGATGAGAGTATACATAGGCTTATTGTAGCTCATAGGTTACATAAAACGCCAGCTTAGAGTATTTCCTAACACCCCCACCATATAAAGCATTATGCTATTTACTTTATTTAGCATTTAGCTATATTATAATTAGCAACACAGCAAACAACGCTCTTCCATAAGCCGCCTGACTGGATTAATCAGGTAATGGTCTTAATGCAACCTCTGGTTAGGCGGCTTATGCAAGGACGATGAAACGGGCAAGAGGCTCAAAACTAACAATAAAGGGCAAAAACAATGAAGAAAGTAATAACAGGGGCATTACTCATCCTGCTTGCCAGTGCGCAAGCAGCCGAACAACCAGACATTTGCAAACAAGATGAACAGACTCAGCAGAACGCCGAAACACAGATCAAAAAGGAATGTGCCTTGGCAGCAGACCCCAGCAATTGCGAGAAACAAGCAAAAGCATACTACCAAGCACTGGTGGGTATCCACTGCTCACGCACACCCAAGGAGCGCCAGTGATGGCCTCCCTCCTGCTAATCGGAACCCTAGCAGGCCAACCGGCAATGAATGCCGACGTGCACTTGACTGTTGACAGCAGCAGCTACCGCACACACACCAAACGCCTTGAGCTACCCGCAGGCACGTACAAAGCTTGCGCCAAACTCAAAGACCGGAAAGAACGCTGCCGCACGGTGCTAGTGCAGGCGGGGACAGATAACGCGGTAGAGATACCGCTGGATATTAAGGAGCAGTGAAATGCCAAAGTTCGATTGGGAGTTAATGCAAATGTTCCATGATCGTCCTCTGTGCGAGGAAAACTTAAGCGCAAATCATAAAAATCGCCTAGAGGGCCTGCTACAGCAGCTTAATTACTTCTTAAATACACCCGGTGATTGGGGCTATGGGACCAAGTTAGGAATGCTGTGTACAGCTGTCAAAGTGACGTTGTACGAAGTAATAACAACCAATGAAACCGAAGACTAATTTCGAGTAAATAAAAAAAGCCTTCCAAGCGGAAGGCTTCCGAACAACCGACCGCCGAGCCGTGGAAAGTAAGGCGGTCAATCAATAGGGCAAGAGTAATGAGACTGGAACAGAAAATCAAACTAATTGCAGCCTGTATCACCTTGGTAAGTGCAACCCAAGCCAATGCCGAGAGCAGCAGCCCACGCATCAGCACGGGAACAGTAAGCGGCAAAGTGAGCGACGAATCGGTATGGCTAGCAGCGGCTAAAGCCTATGCCGAAGCGGTTAAACAATTGCAAGCTAAGGAGGGTAAGCAATGACTGCTCAACTACCCCTATTCACCCTGCCCGAGATCAAACCCGACCCCGTGCAGCAAGCCCAAATTGACTTAGAACCCTACCGTGCACGAGCAAATCACGCCGGATACAAATTTGTCCATGTCTGGGCAGGAAAGCAAGATAAAAAGACAGCACTCGCCGTTTACAGGCTACTGGCTGTCATTAATAAAGACAGTAAAAAGATATTCCCGCAGCTTCTTCAGCGTTGGATAAAGGAGTTGCAGGCGTGAATACTATTAACTGGCGACAAGTCTATAACATCACCTCCTTTGCCCTAGTCATACTCATCACAATCTGGGCAGCCATCGAGACAGGGGCGCTCATCAGGCAATATGGAATGCACGCCATTAATAGCCTCTGGCTACATCCCCTACTCGCTCTTTTTTCGGCACTCCTAACGGTCTGGTTTGTGCAAACTAACCCGTGGACTAGCTTTATCTCTACCAGCAGCGCCGTCTTAAACGCCTTGCTAATCGAAGGAGGTAGCCATGTCTGACCCCATCAAACAAAAACAAGCCGAACTCCTACAGCAGCAACTAGCCGAGCACCGGCAGCATAATCACCGAGCACTAAAGCTATTGAAGCTAGGCTTCATACTTACCTTTTTGTTGTATCTAGCCTTTGCGCTGCATCTGTATTTAGGCGAACCCTTAAGTTGGGCAGCCTATTTCACAACATGGCAAAGCACCGTCGGCTTTTTCTTCATGCTCAGCATCATCGTGCTGACAGCCCTCTTCCTAGCTTGGGTAAAGCATCACGCCTACTTGCACTTCGGTTTTTATGGCTCAGTCACAATGATTGTAGTGACGGTGATCGGTTTCGCCCTCTTCGCAGAGTTCTTTAGCAGCTCAGCCAGCCAAGATGCAAAAAGCAATATTCAATTAGAGCGTAGCTCAGCTTTTCAAGATACCCGCAAAGATAGCTTGAGCATTACTACCGATAGCTTACTAACTAGTCGTATTGCCAAAGCCCGTCAGAAGCTTGCCCGCTGCGAAGAAAAGGTAAAAGCAGGCAAAGAAAAGCACTGTGAGGGTGATAGAGCATCCCTGCAAGCACTGCTCGACTCTGAGCGAAACAGCTTACAAGCGCAAATCCAAGCCAGCACCGCAAGCCAAGCCCTGAAATACGACCGTCAAGACAAACTAAAAGCGGATTCTTACAATCCGGTCATTGTCATGATGGCTCAATTTATGAGCTGGTTTTCCGGCGCGGATTACAAAGAACATATCAAGACAGCCGTCGTGTTTATCATGTTAATCGTGGCCGTGAGCTTTGAAATCCTCCATCACTTTTTGAGCCAAGCTAAAGGGCAAAGCACCGCAGCCATTCAAGCCTTGGAGCTGCAAATTGCGGGCTTACAAGCTAACAGCGCTACCCCCCCCACCAAACCAACCAGCGTACCCAGCTATAGCCAACCACCCGCTGCGAGTATGAACACACCAACACCTGCAATGGCTAGCGCTGCTACCCTACCAGCCGTCACCTTAAATATCCCAACTTCAACAGAACCAACGCCCCGCCCCATTGGCTTTGTCTGGGATACACCTACTCCTCAAAACCGTGTGCACACACCCACCACATCCCGCTTAGGCACAGCCGAACACCAACTGAGCATTCCCGCTATCAGCACCTACGCTGAGGAACTACGTAAAGCAGGTATCGACTTCCCCCCTGACCCGGTGCTAGATCGCACTGCCCCACAAGTTGCCATTCAAGCGATCATCAAACCCTGTGCGCAGGGTACACAGGGTCAAGACCCGCACCCTGTGCGCAGGGTCAGTGCCAATCTGTATCAAGCATGGCTAGAAGCCATTTACGCAGGTGAACTTAAAGCCACCGTGACAGAAAGCCGCAAGTGGCTGCAAAAGCAGGTGGCTGGCAAGGGTAGCCAAGCAGTGAAAAAGACCGCCACCCCCGCTGACATTGATGCAGTGGTGCAGGGTTATTTTAAGCGAGCAATCGCAACCCAAACCCGCATAAAAGCCAACCCAAACTACAGCAATGGCAAACCTAAATACATTTTAGAGGCTTAATATGAACCCACAAAACGAACAATCAACGAACCAAGGCCGCATTCAAATAGCCTACTGGCCAGATGGCTACTGGTCTCGTGACCTTGCCGAAGCCGCAAAAATGGATGAATTCCAAGCTTTTGGTGAAGTACCGCACAAAGTCGTTGACCTGCCTGCTGATAGCAGTGAGGACGCGATTGCAGAACAGGTGCTAACCCTGTGCGCAGGGTTATCTGGCTCTGTGTTGAATCAACCCTGTGTACCCTGTGCGCAGGGTAGTAATAGCACCGACAAACCGTGTGCACACACCCACGCACAGTAAAAAACCACCCACTAATACACAGCAGGCAGGGCAAGTGCTCTGCCTCTTAACAAACCAGCAGTAAAACCATGAACGACAACCACACCTTTATCGAACTCAGAGCCGGACTCACTATTCAACGCGATAGCATCGCTGTGAATATTAACTTCTTAGATGGCACTCAGGTTTTTGTCAGCCATCACGGCTACGGGGCAGACCTACCCCATAACTGCTTAGGCTTAAAACGTTACCCGCAAGATCAGTTTAAAAAAATGCTGCTAGAGGCAATACAAAAAGGAGCAACTGTATTTCACGCAGTCGGCTCTGAAGATTTACCATTACCTCAAGAACTAATCGCTGAAGAAGTACTGATAAACCACTGCCCACAGTGCAAAGCCCCTCAAGAAGATCACGATGGGCTAGGCGTACTGTATTGCGAAGCCTGCGATTATTGTACTCATGCCTCGTGTAGCTATCCCAGTGATCTGTACGACCTACCCGTCTGTGACTTCTGCGGGACGACAATGCTGAGGTAATTTTATGAGCAAGCAATACCATACAGTCTACCTAGACACAGAAACCACTGAACTCAGCCACCAACATGATGAAGTGCTAGAGATCAGCAGCCTGAACGACGATGGCGAAACCCTAATGGATACATTAGTCAAACCAACTCGCAAAAAGGCATGGCCGGAAGCCGCTAAAATCCACGGCATCCGCCCGGAGATAGTACTGGAATCCCCATACCCAACTCTGCAGGAACTACTCCCTCGCATTGACGCAATATTAGCCGATGCTGAGCACTTGGTGATCTATAACGCTGGCTATGACCTACCATTCTTAGCTGCTGCCTATCATGCAGCAGAACTCAATCCGGCATATCCGAACATACATTGCGCCATGTTGGAGTTTGCGAAAGCTTATGGTGTTTGGGATAACTATCGTAATGGATGGAAATGGCAGAAGCTCACCGTAGCCGCTAAACACGTCGGCCATAAATGGGAAGGGCAGGCACATCGAGCACTGGCAGATTGCCGCGCAACTAAAAGCGTTTGGGAATGGCTAGTAAAAAAATCTGATGAGCAGGATGGTGAGAGCGATGTCTAATCAAAACACCAACGACGAGCTACAAACCCTCTTAGAGTTTGTAAAACGCGCCGCAGCCCCAGAAGAAAAGCTGCTAAATGACAAAGATGTTGCGGAAAAACTAGCTATTTCGCGGGCCAGTGTTTGGCGCTTTGTAAGTGAAGGGAAGCTGCCAAGACCTGTTAGATTAAGTGAAAGCACCCAACGCTGGAAAGCTAGCGAGCTGAATAATTACCTAGCTAGCCTCCAAGCCGAAGAAAGTAATCTAAGCAGCACTAGCCCGCAATGAATCTAAGTAGTCTGCCCACGCCTGCATCATCTCGACACGCTTCGAGAGATGTGCGGTGCGATCATACGCGCCGCCGTGGGTCTTGATCTTATGCCCCAGCTGCAATTCTGCTATTTTTTCATCCCAGCCCAAAACCTCTTCTAACACCGTCCGCGCCAGAGCACGGAAACCGTGGCCAGTCATAATATCCTTATAACCCATATACTTCAGCGCTACGCAAATCGTGCTCGTGCTCATGTGCCCACTTTTACGATTACGCTGATTCGGGAAAACATAAATACTTTTCCCAGCCATTGCCTGCAGCTCGTGAATAATCTCGATAGCTTGGCGACTTAAAGGGACAATATGAATATCTTCTTCACGATCCGCCTTTTTAATATGCTGCCTGTTTTTAATTTTACGCGCTGCAATCGTCCAAACCTGATTATCTAAATCCAGTTCAGACCACTCCATCGCTACTAAATTGTGCGGCCTGACCATCAACAACGCCGCCAGCTTCAATAAGCACTTAGTAATGAAATAACCCCGATAAAACTCCATATCTACCAAGAGTTTTTTAATTTCATCAGGATCAGTGAGGGCAGGGTGCGGCGTAGGGATGTGCGGTGCAATAATAATAGAAAGATCAATATCCGCCGGATTATTATCCGTTAATCCAACCGTTTTAGCATAAAGAAAAATGCTGTGCAGCCATCGGCCAACACGGCGCGCTTGATCTAACGCGCCACGATCACCCACCCGATTAACAGTTTTGACAATATCAGTCGGTTTGATTTCATCTATATTTAATTTACCCAAGACTGGAAAAATATCGTTTTCAAAATAGCGCTGAACCATCTCTTTATGCCGCTGCCCACCTTCCTTCCTCTCCAACCACATAGCCGCCACCGTTTTAAAGTTATTAGCTTGAGATTGTGTGATTTTCATCGAGCGCTTTTTTAAAGCAGGATCAATATTTTTAGACAGCTCCAACCGAGCCTCATTATGCTTAAGTCGAGCTTGAGTGATAGTGATAAGCGGATATTTACCGAAAGTTAAAGTTTTGTATTTGCCAGCATATTTAAAGTTAAAGCGCCAGTACATGCCAAAACCGCTGCCCGCCAGAGGCCGCAGCTCAAGATACAATCCCTCACCATCACTCAACTTAGTAACATCAGGCACTATCTCTCCAGATAATACCTTTTTAAGATAGGCATCTTTTAGCAGTCCCATTAACACCTTTTAGGGTACTTGCCCTTAAAGCTTATAAAGTACCCCTAAAAGTACCCTCTCTTATACTGTCTTATCAAGTCTTAATAATAAAAAAAGCCTGACTAAATCAGGCTTTTAGACAGCATAGAACTAGATGAAACCTGATTCAGGACGCATATGCGGCTAGTCTTTTTTAAGCTAACTATTTGAAATTAAAATATTTATATGTGATAAATTTTTGCAGATGCTTTAAAAGTACCGTGTCTTTGCGCGTCTCATTTTGTAATTTATATATGAAAAAGCCGCATTATTTGTGGCTATTAGTTAATGTTTAGAATCGCTTCAACTAAGCAGCATCTTTAGCACCTGCTAACCTATAAACGCTATTCCTTGCAATGCCATACTTATCGGCTATTTCCTGCTTAGTTAAGTAACCAGAATCTACGTCACCACGCAAAGCTGCAAGCTGATCATCTGTAAGCTTGGCTTTACGTCCAAACTTAATACCTTTGGCTTTAGCAGCCTGCCTGCCTTCTTCAGTCCTAGCGTTGATTAAATCGCGTTCAAATTCGGCAATCGAACCCAGAATATTAAACAGTAGTTTTCCTGTTGCGCTGCTGGTGTCCATTCCTGCCTGATCGAGCACTTTGAACGCTACACCTTTAGCTTCTAACTCACGCACAATCGCCCATAAATCGCCCATGCTACGCGCTAACCTATCCAGTTTAGTGATAACCAATACATCACCTTCACGGGCAAATTCGATAGCACGTTGTAGCTCTGCGCGATTATCTGCGCTCTTTCCACTTTGCTTTTCGCTGAAAATTTTCTCGCAGCCTTCGCCTTGAAGCTTACTTAGTTGGGTATTGTAGTCCTGCCCTGTAGTAGAAACCCGTGCATATCCAATTTTCATATTATGCCGCCCTATGCTGCCTTAAAAGTGTTCTAAATCTTGTAATGATTGTACTAAATATCTTATGAGTTTCAAGAATAATTTTAGTACGATTTTTAGTACACTAATAAAGCGTGTTGCAGCTAGATTTTACAGGCTAGGACATTAGGTGGATGATGTGTACTAAATATTCTAAGTTTTAGTACAAACAAAAATCGAGCCATTCGGCAAAGGCTAGGCGAAAAAAAACCGGAATCTATCCGGTTAGTAGTGGTTTGCTTTTCTCTGCCTGTATTCCGCTAGGCAAATAACCAGCGCTTGCCGTTCTGCATCGTTTCGAGTCAAGCCGCCTTCATATTCCATAATGGCCGCCCTTTCCTCAAAACCCTCAAGTTCATCATCCGATAAAAAATGGATTTCGGACATTGTTGTTTTTAGGTGTTCCACGTGTTCCACGTGTTCCAGATTTTTTAAGTTATTGTTTTTTAATGGTTTATTAGGCGTTTTAGCTGGAACACCTCCCTTGTTTTTAGGTGTTCCAAGGTGTTCCACGTGTTCCAGACTAATTAAGTTATTGTTTTTAATATCATTTTCAGTTTTAGCAGTTGAAACACCTGCCTTATTTTGCGGTGTTCCACGTGTTCCAGCCTGTTTTTTAGGTGTTCCAAGGGGCTTGGGTGGTGTGTTAGGCAACCATTGACCATAAGCAGATAGGTCAAACATGGCTTAATCCTCTTGGATGGTTAAGAGGTAAACGCGCTTTTTACCCACCTTAGGCAGTCGGGTACTAATACTAGCCTTGCCCTGTGAGTCAGGCGCATTTAGCCAACCATGCGCCCGTAATACCTCGATTGCCTGCTTTTGGCTGTGTCCATCACAAACGCGCCCGAATTGAGTAGCTAATATTAAATATTCGCGTCCGTTCTCGTTCTCTGTTGGACGGTAATACCCGACTTGATCAGGTACAGGTAAAGGCTGTGCTAAAGATAGGTTTACAAATTTCGCGCCGTTGCGCTCGATAAAGGCTTGTACGGTTTCGAGGATTTGCTTTGTTTCGCGGTGGCCTTCACCAAAATTAGTTAGCCAATCCTTAAAGCAGCGTTCAGCCGCTTCGGTGGCTTCGCCTTGCGCCCATCCGGTGATTCCATAGAGCGTGGCTAATTCACCTGCAATCGCCACCAAACCAAAGCGTCTAGCCACTCGGTGCGCTTGTCCACTGGCATTCGGTGCGACTGTCTCGACAAAAGTATTGATCTGTTGGGGTAAGGTGTTCCATAGCTGCTTATGGTCTTTAGTAATCGCTTCTAACCACGCCGCGCCTGCTGCCCCATAGTACCTGCTGCATACATACCGCAAATGATCCGCAAGCTGTGCAGGCGTGGTGAAGCTGTGTAGGTGTTCCAGCAATCCCATACCCGCGCCTGCATCCGCTGGAATATCGGCAATGCGGATTTCTTGGCCTGCATAAACACGCTTACCCTCACTTTTCAGTATTTCGCTTAAAGTCACCTCACCACTGGATAAAAATAGTAAACGCCATGTTTTCGCCAAGCGTGCGCCGCCGTTGCGGTCACTGCGTGTTTTGCCTTGCCCGTTGCCTAGCATATAGGCTGTTTCACCCGCATCCTTACCGCTGATTTCGCGCATTTCATCAAGGATCAATAACCCATCATTATGCTGGCTAGCCACACCCTCTAGTCCATTACTGGTGGCTCTCCATGAGCGTTTGTAGGTGTCAGGACTACCCCACACGCTAGCCGCTACTATTTGCGCGGTAGTTTTCCCGCTACTACTGCCGCCATGCAGATGGAAGCCGCCCGATTCCAAGCCCGACGGATACACCAAAGCACCCGCAAAGGCGCAACTAATACCAAAGAGCAAGCGACTGTTGCCACGGGCAAGGCTTGCCACATTAGAGTGCCAATCTTCAAGGCTGCCTAACTGTGCAGTGGCTAGTTCTGCCCCGCCGTCTTGCTGATAAATCCATGTATGAGCATCTTCACCATAGACTTTTTCAGGGAGAACAAACGCGCCGCCGTGCCATCCGGTTTTGTCAGTGCAGGTCATACGACTAATCGAGTCACAGGACTGAATATATTCTAAGACCTTTTTACTTTTTGCGGGTGCAATCACTAGACCACGCTTAAGCAGTTCTCGTGCTACGTCTGCCCCATCGCCTGCTAACAGATGCATAGGCATCGCCCAACGATGAATATTGCGGTCGTTATCCTGCCACTCTAACAACCGTCCCCAATCTTGCGCCTGTTGGTTGCGGGTTTCGCCCAATACTTTTAAGGGTGAACATATCCGCTTTTCTGGCAAGGCTTGCCCGTCTTTGCCAAAGCCCGAAAAATAAACGCCACTTGATTTAAGGCTGAATGTACCTGTATCGCTTTGGATGGTGGCAAGCCCTCTACTTTTTTCGGTTTTTACGAAGTCCATAATTGCCGCGCTCATACAGTCGCCTCCATGCTGATCCAGTTGGCTAGGTCGTTAAAATCGCTTAGGTTTGCGGGTGCACGGGGAGGGAAGTTGGGAATAATCACATCAACACCACTGACTTTGGCTTGCACCTCTTTCGCCTTCACTACGCCTGTATTAATGGGTTTTGAGCGGTCGTTATCCGCGCCAATCATTAGAGTTAAGTAGGGGTAAGCGTTGCGATAAGCTTGGGCTACAGGTAAGAGATTACCCGCATCAAATGCCACTAAAACAGGCTGTTGATAAGCCTCGTACAAGCTTGCTCCGGTGGCGAATCCCTCGCAAATAATTAAAGTTTTAGCCTTGTCCATCGCCCCCATTAAATAGCCTAAGCCACGCTTACGCCCACCTGTTAAAAAGCGCTTTTGCCCATCGGGCGCGATGATTTGCAGATTCCACAATTGCCCGTCTAGGTCATGGATAGGGACTAATAATAAATCGCCTAACTGCCTAACTCCGTGTGCCTGAATTTGTTTACGCATTAGGTAGAGGTGGGCATGGCTTGCGGGTCGTGCTTTAGTCCATAGCTCAATTGCTTTGGCTTGCGCTGCGTTGTGGGCTGCCTCTTGCTCGATTTGTCGGGCTTGCGCCTGTTGCTGCTGTACCTTGTTAAGTTCTGCTAGCTCATGCTTATTAAGCGTATTCGGCTCAAAGCTAGTCCACTTGTGTGGGTAGCCATCGTGCCAATCGCCAAAACGCGCCACCATGCCCCATCGAGTGAGGTGGGCTACATACCAACCCGCCTTATCACCCTTTTTGAGGGTATCGAAGCGGGTCAGTTTGCCTGATGCGCTTAGGTAATCGGGGGCGCTGCCAATCGTTGCCAGCATGACATTACGCAACTCATGCAGACAGTCCGCTGCTGATTTGCTATAGTTTGTTTGCTGATTTTGATTCTTAAAGCCCTGCCAGTTTGCCCACTGGTGGGGTTTTGCATTTGGGGGCGATGCGCCCCCACTATTAGCCTGCATCATGCTGCTTGATCCTCTTGTTTTGTCATTGCCGCCTTAATAGTCTCACCATGCCAGCGGGTAGTATTGCCTCCAATTTTGATTGGTGCGGGTAATGTGCCATCGCCTACCCAACGCCACACGGTAGCCCGTGCCACCCCATAGATAGCCGCTACCTCTTTATCTGTTAAATAGCGGTTGTCCCAGTCGCGTAAATCAATTTTCTTTGTCATGTGTTTTTAGCCTCATTTGGTAAACATCTGAGGAATCGTGGCGCATCCCGTAAAATCATGGGGAGCATTTAAAAAGGAAAATTAAATTGTACTTCCTTCGCTGCATTAACAAGCTTTTGCCCTACTCGCTTTTCCAGCCTATCGTCATCATCGCCCATTTGCTCAATACAGCGCCCGATTTCCTCCAGTGTTGCGCCAGCATGAACCGCATCAAGCACCCTTAAGTAACTCACCCATTTGGAAGTGTGCGCTCTACGCTGAATCAACTTAGGGTTTTCGTCGCCAGTTTTTTTGTAAAGGTAAAGCTTTTGGTCTCTAGCAACCATTTCTTTAGCCGTTGCTAGTTGCGCATCAATTGGCATAGATAAATCAAACTTGAAAAGCATTTCATTTCCTGACAAATATGTGACTATTTTTTCTTCGTATTCACTGCCAATTTTGCCAGCAACAATACTGTTGCAGCTTCGATAGTAAAAATAACGCGGACTATCAATTGCAGGATTTGGGCTATCAATTGCAGGATTTGGGCAATGCGCAATTAAATATTTGCTATAAGCATCAGGAATTGATGCAGTAAAACCGCGTTCATTTGGTGTTAAAACTGTTAACTTTTGCTCTTTAAAAAACTCAAGATTTGAATAAACTTCACAATAAAGTTCGTAGGTTTCTAAGGCGTGTTGGTAAAAGTCTTGCTGGTAATCTTCGCGCCGTCTGAGAAATTCCCAATACCACATATAAAGATTTGCCCCATGATCTATATATTGCCCTGCATCCTTCCAATCGGGTCTAATCCATTTTATCAATTCCATTCTTAAACCCTTTCCCTGTATATCGCCCTTCCCTAAAAATAAGAACCAGTGCCAGCCGAAGGGAAAGGAATCCGGCTTTTCGCCCCGTCGGGCTAGGCACTGGTGACAAACGATTAAACCTTAAGTAAGTGTTGAATCTCTCTATCAATATCTGCATTTAAAGGCAATTCTACCACTTGGTGCAAACTCCCAAAGGCGTTGATGCTATCCATCAATTCAGCTTCCTCCTTGTCCTTAACCCAATAACCATCCAACCAATAATAAATAGTCTGAGTAGGTTGTTGAGTGTTTAAGCTGTCCATAAGTATTTTTTCCCTCCGTTTCTATAATTGGGGTTTTCGATCATTAATCCCTCTTTCATCGCACGGGAAAAAAAGGCTTTTTGCATGGCACTAATGCGGGTTCGGTCTGGTGTGCGTTCTCCAGTTTCTTTGTTGCTAATCCGTTTTTGAATCCATGACCATGTAGGATCAACAGAGGGTTTGCATTCGCCTATTTTAACCGCCTGCACCCAATCATCATATAAGCCCATAGAACCCCTAGCTGGTGGTTGCTGGGGCTTTTCTTCATGAACCCCTAGCTGGTGGTTACTGGTGGTTGCTTCGGTTTCAAGCTCAGGGGTTGCCCATGTATCGCGCCGCGCTTTAAAGCCTCCAAAATCTGGAAAGGGAAGCTGTTGTTCCTTCGGGGTAGGTAGAGGGTCGGATGATTTAGCAGAACCTTGGGCGCGTGATTTAGGCGCATTCTTGAAGCTCACAAAACCGGATACAAACGGTGCAGCTTGCTGGTATTTAAAACTAGAGACGGGTAATTCGGGCGCGTCGATTAATTCAGAACTGCCATATTCAGTACCTGCAGCCTGCAGATAGTCAGTTTTGAGTTTCACTAGTCCATTTTGCAGCGATTCTAAATAGCTTAGCTTTTCACCTAACATCCGAGAGAGTAGGGCATGGCTGTATTCAAAGCCAATCGAGACTAAACAGGCAATAATGACTACAGCGGTAGAAATACCCACGCCTAGCGCATCCCGAATAAATTTGAATATGGGTTTATGCGCATCCTCTTTTAACGCGCTCATGGCTTCAGTTTTCGCTTTAATTGCGTTCGTTGAGGCAAGGCTAGCTATTTCATTAGCCTGAGCTTGTCCGGCCTGTAGCGCCTCAATTTGCGCGGTTAAATCAGCGACTTTCACTTGATAGGTTTTACAGGTCTTTTTGCACCCGTTTAAATATTCACGCGCTTTGGCTAATTCACCGGATAAGTAGGCAATTCGGTTTGAGCTATTCGCGCCCCTGTCAATACTGATTTGCGTATTCGCCACCGAGTCAAAGGTTTTCGACTTTTCAGCGGATTGGTGCGCGATGGTCTGTTGCTGTGAACTGCTGTTAAACAGTTCCATAAACACCCCTAGGCTACAAATCAACAGGACAGCAAAAAGGCCATATTTAAACGCGGCTTTATGATGATAGAAGGCGTGTTTAATCATTGATAGCGTTTGAGCCATCAATAAGGCCATCGTGAGGAAGAGGGCAAAGGCCACTAATTCACTGGTGTTTTCAGTCAACCACGTGCTAATCCCCCACAAATCAGCGACGTAAAACGAAAAAGCAAAAATGAAATACAGAATCCACGTCGTAATGAAGGCGAAGGATAAAGCCAGCTTCACATAAGCAATTCCAGCTTTAGCGTCGGCTATCTTGTTCTGCTCTAAAACGATTAATTGCCCTAGGCGGTAAGCATTGGTATTCATGGCAACCCCCTAAAATGACAAGGCCGTTAAAACAGCAAAACAGTCCACCATGAACAGGTGAACCCCGTCCGTCGTGAAGGCCACCAGCATAAGAACCCCACTAATCAGCAGTTGGCCTAGACTGGGTAACGAACCCCATTGATGCAGGCTGTAATAGCCGAACCACTGGAAGAGGCAGAGTGCAGCACAGGTAAGGCCGATACCGCGCCCGAGGGCGCGATAAGCAGATTCAAGGGTGATTTGAGTGAAGAGGGCGGTGAAGGGGTTCATGCTTGCACCTTCTTACTCACTAACTCCTTTTCAATCGCTGCAATCATCAGCCTAGCAGCAGCCTTCACGTCCTCATGATGAGGGCATAGTCTGATTAACTTATGTAAGGGTGCAGTGTCGTTAGAAGTACCCGCTTTAATGAGTACCCGAACCACAAACTGCTTAAAGGGATCAGCCGCTTTGTAAAGCGCTAAAAATTCTTGTGTTGAATCCTCGTGAGGGGTTGGGGAGTTCATGCTTGCACCTTCGCTTTAACGTTTTCAGCTTCAAAATCATTCGTTAAGTCCACGATGCGCTGTGCTTTGCTACGTGCTAAGTCCGATAAACTCACCATATCGCCCGAATCTAAGTCACAAGAGGCCAGCTGACAGGCCGTAGCTCCCTGATCCATTGCCCATAAATAAATGGCTTTAGTGATTGCCACTAGTTCAAAGGCTTCCGTGCGAATATCGCCTGTTACAAGGTCTTTCAATGGATCAGGGATGATTGGAAATGCAGGCGGTACGTGTTTTTTAGGTAAATCCCTAAGCAATTCACTGGTTTGTTGCTTAGCTTTAACAATCAGGTCATCAATCACCATGAAAACCGGAAGATGTGGAGAGGATTGATACTCATTTGATAGCAGGTCAAGGGCGCACCCAGCTTGTTCTAAGGTTGTACCAATCGCCTCAGCTTTGTCTATGAGGTCAGGTGAATTTTGGGTTTTGTTTGTGTTAGCATTCATGTTGCTAGTTCCTTTGAAATTAAGTGTTTATGGGTATTTAGCAAGGCTTAGAAGTGCTTCCAACACTCATAAGCCCTTAAGCGCCTCCACTCGTTGGGGGCGTTTTCGTTTATGCAGCCTCACTGGGCTTGTGTTCTTCGGCCTCCTCCTCTTTGGTTTCTCTCAAAATACGGACTAGTTCCGCGTTCATGCTTCGATCATTTCGCCGCGCCCGTTCTGTCAGCCATTGGTGAATGTCTGTGGGAATGCGGGCTTGTGTACGTTTTTCAGAATCCATATAAGTTCATCCCTATAGCATCTAATGGTGTCTAAGTAGTGTCTCTTATTAGATTAATATAGACACTATATGGTGTCAAATTCTTTTTGGTGTCAATGTGGTGTAATATCGCCACTATGGAAAAGAACAGTATAAGAATTACATTGCGGATACCTGAGCAACTGCATGAAAAACTTGCAAACTCAGCAGACTTGGGAACAAGAAGCCTTAACTCTGAAATAGTTAAAAGGCTGGAAGAGTCATTCTTATCGAATACAGATGATCGGCCTCTTACCGCTTCACAAGTGCGGGAACTGATAAAGGAAGAACTCGCCAAAGCAGGCAAAGGCTAAGAGGATACCGCCTAAGATGCACCTTGCTAAGTTGCTGATTTTCCTTAAAAGAACGAATTTCGTACTTTTGAAAGCTGAAGGTTTTGAACAAGCCTTAGCACATATTGCTAAGGCTAAAGGCAAGAAATTCACTCCAAACAGGTGGATAAATAAATCAGGAGAATATTGATGGGTGTAGCGAACAAAACGGCTGATCTCATTTTTGAACGGGTTCAGGGATTACCCGAAACACTGGCTTTAGAAGTGCTCGACTTCGTGGAGTTTCTGCAAAGCCGCCTTGAGCGCCAAGCCAATGAATGGGATGCACAAATAGCCGCCGATGCAGCCGCTGGAAAATTAGATTTTTTACTCCAGCAAGCACTTGATGCAGAACAGCAAGGGCAGTTACGCGAACTATGATAGAGCACAAGGCAACCCCGCAATTCTGGCAAGCATTGGAAGCACTACCTGAGCCAGTTCAAACCTTAGCACACAAAAACTTTGCACTGCTCAAACAGAACCCAGAATATCCTTCACTGCACTTTAAGTCAGTTGGTGCTCTGTGGTCTGCACGAGTTGGCTTGCATTATCGAGCCTTAGCCATCCAACGCCCACATGGTTTCACTTGGGTTTGGATTGGACACCATGCAGTTTATGACCAGATGATTAAAGGATGAAGAAAGCGGTGTTTAGTGCTGAATTGCCTAATGCTGAAACTGTTGCAGCCATGCAGGAAGCACGGGCAATGGCTGAATCCCGATTTAATCCAGTAAATGTACCTTAAGCAACGGTTTCCATTTTGGAAGTAACTCATAAACGCCCTGCAACCAAATATGAAAGGAAACAATATGAGCAATCTTGATGAGGATATGCGCCCTGAATATGATTTTTCGGGCGGTGTCCGTGGTAAGCACTACCAAACCAGCCAGCCTAGCCCCTTCATAGCGGGCATTCGTGTTGCCTACGATTGATGCGGATCTGTCTCGGGACTTTGATTCAGGCTCAGCTACGCCAGCTTGTGGAATTTTTTCCACAACCGCTTTTCCTTTATTATCAATAGCTTGCGATAGATAAGCCTTGGAAGATTTATCGCCACCTGCTTTAGCCTGTCGCTCCTTCGTCTCTTCCGCCAAAACCCGCTCAACTTCCAAGGCGACAAACGCACATTGCTAAGTTGCTGTTTTTCCTTAAAAGAACGAATTTCGTCTTTTTGAAAATAGACAGAGCTGTTTGAATAACCCTATACGTAAAGCCGCTCCAGACTGCGCCGCACTGCACCGACAGCCCCCAGCCGTCGTTTGTGTTCATAACATACCTGCGAGGTTGTAATTTTTCGCCTTGATAGCGGGTTCGAGTGCGTACCGAATCGCATCCCAACAATGATTATGTTTGTCGATCAAGTCCGGCAAGACATCGCCCGTTAAAGCATCGGTTTTGTAACTCCATAGCCGCGCTTCTTCGGCGGTATGCCTGCACTGTGGGTGAATGATGATGCGTTCAAAACTGCGTAGCTTGCTAATCCCATCCTCCACACTACCCTTCCACTTTCCGACAGATACCATTCTAGGATAACCGTTGCGCTTGAGGTGGCTAATGATTTCAGGTCGTGCATTATCGCCTCGAATAGTGTGCTGCTTGGCTTCAGGGATGCGCCCAAAGAACGTCGGTAGCTGGTCGGTTTCAATCCCTACCCCGTACAATTCGCGGTGAATATAGAGCGTCTTATCATCAATGAAACATTCAATTAAGGTAGTCGGGTCAGTGCTGAAGCCCCAATCAGACCCATAATAAGCCCCGTTCCAGTGAGCTTGAGGCTCAAACCATTCGATGCTGTACTTGTCTTTTAATACTTGAGCATTGCTATTCTTGCGACATTCACCACCCCAAATATGCTCAGCATCTTCAGTGCTCACCCGATACAGATAGTCCTTTTCCTTGCGTAAGGATTCGGGAAACCACGGGTTATCATGCCAATTGATCGACACCAGCAAGGTATTCGGGGGCGTGTGCGTAATAAAGCGTTCATAGGTCGGATCGGTTTTCTCATTCGGATTAAAGGATACCCAGATTTCTGAATCGGCCTTGCGGATCGTCGGAATCAGCACGTCCCAACTGGCTTTAGAGACGGTTTCAGCCTCTTCAATCCAACAAATATCAATCCCTTCCATACTTTTGATTTTGGTAATATTGGAGCGGATACCGCTAAAAATGAACTCTGTCCCCGCCTTACTGCTGATTTTGGTATCTGTCACGGTGAACAAGTGATTGAGTTGGAGCGCGTCGATTTGTGCGACCAGTAGCTTATGCACGCTTTCCTTGATGCTGTTCTGAATCTCACGAGCGCACAGCACGCGCAAAGGTTTTGATGCACCTAGCAGAATCAATACCCTAGCCAGACTCCACGACTTAGCACCACCTCTGCCACCATACGCCACTTTATAGCGATAGCGACCCAGTACGGGAAACGCTTGGAGCTTCTCCGGTAACTCAATCTTAAGCGGGTTCGCCATTACCATTGGATTTCACCCACTGCACCATTAAGTTTGAAATATTCGCGGTATGATCCACGTCCAATGATTGGGTAGGCTTGCCATGCCCTCGATCTAGTAGGCTATTAGCCGCGCTAATCCGTGCGGCATGAGGGGCTTCATGGTCATTCATAATCTCGACTAAGGTTTCTAAAGCTGCTTGGGTATATGCCCTAGCTGCATCACGCAATTCTAACTTCACCTTGTTGATACTGCCCTGCTTACGGCCTGCACCTTCTCGCTTTCCACCGTTTTGCATCGGTATCACCTCAATAACTGATTATTAATCAAATTTTAACATGACTTGCACTTTTAAAGCACAGTATCCAGCAGATAGACCTCCAGTGGCGAAATGATGATTTAGGCCGCTGGTGTACTTGGTGTACTTAGTGTACTTATAATCCGACATTTAAGGCTCTGGCGCTCTGTATAGGCTTTTTTGACTAATTATCAGTCTTTTTGTTCTTATTTTGTTCGTTATTTAATCTTAATTTAATTACTTAATATATTTTACTTATAAATATGGGTATTAATTAATCAATTTGGTGTACTTAGTGTACTTGGTGTACTTAGACTCCAAGTAGCTGCTCTCGAACATTTCAGGGTGAATATCCACCGCGTCAAGCTCCACCGCTGTAGGCATGGCGGCTTCCAGTTTAGCTATGCGCTTGGCTAGTGTTCTGTTCATGGCTGCTGAGCCTCTAATGCTTCCAAACGATTCTCTAAAACCTCGCGCTCAAGAGCTTGGCCTAATAGGTTCAGTAAGTAGCCTAGGCGTGTTGCGTCCTGAGTTTCGATTTTTCCGGCTCGTGCGTCCCTGTAGACCGCTGCTAATTCACGCCGGATTGCTGCAGCATTCTGTAAGTTAATTTTAGGGGGTGGGGTATTCGCTGGAATCAGCTCCCCCTCTGCACCCGATTGGTTTTGTTTTTCGCCGCGTTGCATCAT